TTACCCCGGAGGAATTAGAGGAAATCCGCAAGCGTGAGGAACGCAAGGACAGGCTTCATCAGAACTACTTGAAGCGGAAAGCCAGCGGAGCGCAGAAGCGATACGAGGACAAAATCAAGGGGAGAAAAAAGGCAGAAATCGAAGCCAAGAAAGCCGCCATTCGTGCGGAGGACATTGCAAAGGGCGTGTTCGTCCCTGTCAGCAGTTTACCGCAGAGAGAGCCGATGAAAGGAGTACAAACAGCATGAATATCACTTACACACAGAACGGAGATTATCTTATCCCGAACATCGTTATCCGCAAGACCAAGCCCCTCGGACACTACGGCAGACTTCGCAAGGCGTATCTGGAAATGCACCGTCCGATACTGTTCAATGAGCTGGTACTATCCGACAAGCTCTTTGAGCATTGCGCCGAGATTGACGAAGCGGCACGAAACCGCATGGAGCTGATCGTGCGGTCACTGGCAGAGCAAAACGGCGTGACCGAGCAACTGAAAGCCGAAAACCAAATGGAATGGGTGCGGCAGATGAACGCTTGCAAGGCACAGGCAGATGAGATTGTGAAAGCGGAATTGATTTATGATTGAGTGAGAAAGTCCGGGCAGAAAACCGTCCGGACTTTTCTCATACAGTCCAAAGTTGCGGTAGAATTGTTCACAAGTTTTATGGTAGAAACACAAAACCCAGCATTTTCAATGCTCGAATGGCAAAGGTGTAGGAATGCTCAAGAAGTAAACGACATTTCTACACCTTTTTCCACTCCGATTTACATTTAACTCATGATCCGTTTATACGGTAGAACTATCTTCTACGATGTCTCCGGACGAATCAAATATCACATTATTTCTCGCTTTGCGATACACAGTCCGCCCATAAAGAACATCTCCAAAAGAATCCTGTATCGCATGTCCGCTTGAGTCTTCCAGAACATCCAGGAATGTAAACTCGTTTGGATAACCAGCAAATGCTGTTCCTGTTATTATTGTTCCGTCTGCTTTATGGGCAGTATAACCACGTAATAGAGATTCTTCAGTTACAGTATCTCCAGTCAGATCTATGAGGGTTCTACCGCTATAAATGACTTTACTTGTGGCCATTTAAGCCTCCCTCCTACCCAATCGTAACTGTTGTACCTCCAGCGGGATTTTCGCTTTCCTGATACGGAATCGCTTCTACAGTAACTTGGGACAAGTAGTTATAACCGTCATCAGAATCCGGTAATATAGTCTGTGCTTCTGTTGATGGAGTAACCGTTTTAGCCTGAGGCTTTGCGTCCTCGGTTCCGGACATTGAACCCTCTACGCCGAGAATTGTAACGCCTTCCCTAATATTTTCCGGAATAATCTTTGCCTGTTCCGTAGTATTGATTCCAACTTTTCCAGAACCATCATGATATCCAAGTGGCACCGTGTATTGCTCTTCTTTTGAAGAAATCACACCAGCCACAGCGCCATTATTCTTCATGGTTCCTGTCAGTTTCTGGCCTCTTACATACGCGGTCTTCCCCTGAAGGATTTCGGCAACAGCTGCTGTTGCATCTTGAGAATTTACATCAAACTCACAAGTACCAGTAATCGGTTCACCTGCTTTATCATGAGCAGTAAAGCCGGAAAGAATCTTATCCGCAGTTACGGTATCGCCAGTAAGGTCAATCAGTGTCTCTCCACCATAGATTACTTTGTTAATAGCCATATTCTCTCATCCTTTCTTTTTAGACATAAAAAAAGAACGGTTTCCCGCTCCGATTACCTGTTTACTCGTCTTTATTCGCTTGCTTAATAATCTGATTCACATAAGTGCTAAGTCCCGCCATTAAAATTCCCTGAACGATTGCGGTAAATATAGCCATCGCGATCTCCTGACCGTTCCCCAGCGGACACGTTGCCAGAACCCAAATCCCGCAAAGGATGATGCCGATAACACCGAGAATCATGGGAATATACTTATCCTTGATTGTCTGTGTCTGCTTCAAACCCATCCCGCAGAAGTACAGAACAATCGCTACAACGATCAGCTCTGGCTGCACATATTTCATAATCTGTTCCATCATGATTTTTCCTCCTACATCCCGAATTGTTTAAATAGAAAGCCGATCACAATACCGACAATCGCCGTTATTGCGTAGCTTACTACTTTGCGCCACATCTCGCCATCTCTAGCTTCGAGAACTTCCAAGCGCTTTCCTTGTTTTAACTGTTCCTTTAACATATTCTCCATATTAAGCGCCAATTTCTCAATAGAAGAATTCAGGCCCTCAATTCTCTTTGCGTTTTCTTCCAGAATTTCAATCCGTTTATCCTGTCGCTTGTTTTCTTCTTCGATACGTCGGCGAAATTCCGCATGTTCGGCTCTTGTAATTGGCGTATCCATCGGCCACACCTCCAACATTATTTTTGTGGTGACTTATCGAATATCACCAACTTCTTATCGACTACCTTGACTTCTTTGTCGTACAAGTCCTCATAAAGACTGATTAAATTTTTCCTTTGCTCCCTGGATAAAAGCTTATAGAAGCCTCCCATCCAGCCTCGAAACATATTCTCTACATTTTCATACGGAATCTCCTCATTCTTTATCTTGACAGCGAGCTTCTTGAGCTTTCTACGCATCGTAGTAACCCGCTTAGGGTTGATTCGTTTGATTACCTTTCCGGAATCTGTTAAGCTATACTTGATTTGCAGAAATTTATAAGTGCTTGAAATCTTCACAATTCGAGTTTTCTTCTTATTGATGTGGATTCCATACTCTTCTGCAATCCGATGAATGTTATCAAGTAAATCCAACAATTCCTCTTTACTCGGATTCATGATGTACCAGTCGTCCATATATCTTCCGTAGAACTTCTGGCTCCTTACATATTTGACGTAATTGTCAATGCGGTACGGATAATAAATACCAATGACCTGCGATAACTGATCTCCAATGTTTACCGATTTTTCCATCCACTTCTCGCCAGTCAGTTTGGATTTTGGAATATTCCTATACTCCAGCTTATTGAAAGTATCGGACATACATCTGGCGTATTCTTCATCCGTCATGTAGGAGACATCGATTTTGAATCCATCGAAAATCTGAGTCAGCAGCCAGTCAATAAATTCATCGTCATCAAACAGCTTTAAGAGTTCCTGTTTAGCAATCTCGTGAATAATATTGTCATAAAACTTTGAAAAGTCTCCGAACAATATCCATCCTTCATTTCCATACAACCGATAGTATTTACGGAGATGAATTTCGAACCTGTCCCGTTGATGGGAGATACCTCTTCCTTTAATCGAGGCGCAATTGTCATAGATAATATGCTTCTTTACTTCTGGAAGCAAAACTTCATCGCATAAGACATGCCGAATAATGCGATCCCGAATTTGAATACTTGTAATAGGTCTTACTCGGCCTCTCTCAAACAGCGTAAATTCCTGCGTCGGTCCATTTTGAAGGGTCTGATTCATCAGGTCCTCTTGAATGGAAAAGATATACCGAAGAAAGTTCATCATGAATTTCTGTGTAGTCTCTTTCCATTTGCTGGTTTTGACAGAAACCTTGTAAGCCCTATACAAGTTGTTGGCGTCACAGATAATCTCCTCATAGTTCATAAATCATTCACCGTGATAGCAATACTTACCGTAGTAAATTGCGTCCGGCTTTGCTATTTATCCATTCGGAAAGGACAATGTCTCCTTCTCTGTTGGTTAGGCAGAGAATCCGGACGAACTCCATTAGAGTTCGAAGCGTTGTTGTAGTTCGTATTGCCATTGTTGTTCACATTAGCGAAATTAGCCGAAGAAACGACGCATAATTAGACATTACCCTCTTAACTGTGACTTGATTCGGTTATCTCGTTGACGCCACTTCTTTATCAATCCGATTTCTCGGTCGATAGCTTTAACATAGCGACTGTAGAGATTAACGTCCACTTCGAATATCTCAACGATTCGTTGCAGCTCTTTCAAGAGTTGCTCGCAGTTTACTATGGCTGTATTCTGATAATCTCTTCTTTTCTCATATTCACGCAGCGTAGTCGGATAAATAGAATTTGCCGCTCGGACATTGCTGGTTAGCAAGGAGGCCAACTGATCAATACGATTTTTATAGTTCAGCATCAAATATCTATATTTTGAAAAGTCCTCTGTTGCATCCTTTCCGTGAGCATATCTTACACGGACAAGCTGATCCAGATCTTTTACTCCGAAACTACGCTGCATAAGGTCAATTAACATATCGTGTAATTCGATTGAATATGTAATTGCCTCGAATTTGGATTCAGTTCGATCACTTACAAGGACACTCATGCATATTCCTTATCTGTGATTTCTTTGAATTCCTCTTCTGTAATCCAATTCATTTTTACCGCGTTACGAACACGGGTTTCGTTCCACATACCCATATTGTAGTACCGCTTTACTTTATCGTAATTTTTGCTATGTTCTGCCATTTCTATGATCCTCCCTTACAGTTCAATTTCGGACATCATGGCAACATATTCGATATCCGACTGCATCTTGATAAATGCCAGCTCAGTTTCGGGAATATCCCGAAGTACAAACCAGTATGACGAACCTACTTTGGAAATCTGAACCAGTTCCATATTAGTATGGATTTCATCCTTCTCGCCGTCGTTAATCGTTACAGTCAGAAGATTGCCGTCAAAGACCGACTCTTCAATTTCAGTTGAAGAAATAAAATTATTTCCATTCAACTTCAAATCGTTAATGACTGTACCATCGGTCAGAGTAATTTTATAAATCTTATCACCCATTTTGATTCTCGCCTTTCTTTAGATTTTTTCTCTTTATAACACAAATAGTTGTCACCTGTGTACGGTTTTTTCACGGGGCACAAGGCCCCTGGATTCAGACTAACCAATAGCGAAGACCGGACGAACCCCAACAGAGTGCGAAGCGACGTAGTAGTTCGCATAGCCACCGCTGCCCACACGAGCGAAAAAAGCCGAAGAAACGACATCTCTGAGCCAGAAAGTCTGTCTGTTCGAAATCAGTTTCGGGACTACTGTAAACAAAGCAAGCTGTGTCTTTCCAGTCGTATAACGATTTACAATCGTTGTCCCATCTCCTGCCGGTGTAAACACTAAGCTTCCGTACATCATAATCTCATTCGGAAGTTCCAAAGTAGAATCAAACCATGCTCCCGCAGAAGGATAACCATTTGAGACCGCATTTGTCAGATATTCGCGGTGAGTAAGAATTAAGCTTCCAAACGCGCTTGCTGCCAACGTCTTTGCCTGTGCCAGATTTTCAGTGTACATTTTAGAACCAACGTACCCGCCGGTTGTGATGTTTGTCTCGTTCATCTGTGCATTATAAAGCGGCTTGTCCGGCATGATAACCAGATGAGGGGTAGTGAATGCCGTATCGCCACAGTTATACCAGTAATCGAAGTCCACGATTCTCCAAGTATAACTGCCAATGGTCCAGTAATCACCAAGGAAGAAACCTTTAAAAGTCCCATTCTTAATATTTGCTTTCTGCTCTTCTGTAACAACAGCACCAAGATTCTTCCCTCTGTAAATCATCCGACGCTGTTCCTTCGGAATGAAAGCGTCCAGAATCGCAAAGAGTGAATCGTCTGCACCAATGGCTTTGTTGCCCTCAGCCGTTCCGATCAGCAGTTTGTCATCTGCCGTCAAAGTGTTGATCTGAGTAAGCTCCGACAAATTGACTCCGGAAATAAAGTCCTGAGAACTGAGAAGCTTAACCAAAGCCTTTGCGAGATCGCTTACAAGGATGGTTTTTGTCCCATTGTTGCCATCGATCAATACAATATTGCTCGAATCCAACGTTTGGACTTTCTCGTAATCCGTAATTTTCATTTTTGACATGTCCTCCTTTTACTTAATACAAAAAATAACGCGGCCATCGATAGGCTGTCCATTGCTATCCAGAATCAAGGAGCTGGAATATGCACGAGCCACAATCGGGTCCACGTTACTGTCGATAATAGTTCCTTCGGATGAATCGAGAAGATTGTCGTAATTCTCGTATCCATTGTCATAAAGCTTGTTGTACACGGTAAATTCCGTCCGAATTCCATCTACAATTTCTTCCAGAACCTTCGTCCTTTCCTGCAACTCCAATATCTGGTTTGCCAGGTTCGCTTCCACATCTTCCGAAAGAGTATCCTTCAACTGCTGGAACCACTCATCAAACAATGCCTGAGCATTTTCTCTCCACGCAGCCATTTCGGATGTATTGTCATTTGTATACTCGTTAAACCAGGACGCCCACAACTGTTTCCAATAGACGTTTGTCTCCTGCATATCCGCCGTCTGAGCGGCATACCAGTCATCCCACTGTTTTTCCCATTCCAGATAAGATTGCTGGATTTCTTCCGTCTGGGCGTTAAACCATGTTGTCCACTGCTCTTTCCAGAAGGCATTTGTGGCTTCCATATCGGATGTCTCTTTTTCATAGAAGGCATCCCACTGGTCTTTCCACTGCGCAACCAAGGCATCGATGGACATCATCTCCAATGGAGCCGTCACGAACGGACACTCCGATGTACCAACCGCATTTGTAATGTCTGCCTGGCGAATGGAAGTAACCCCGGAATTCACCCGAATATACGCTAATGGATACTGCCAACGGTCATTTGTGCTAATCATCGTTGGTTTCACCGGATTGGTGGCCGGCGTGCCTTTGATGATTTTGATTGCATTTGCACGAATCGATTCCCTTGAATCTACTTCCAAAACAACTGCGTCAATTCGGTTTAGAATCACTTCCGATTCTGGTACAGACAACGGAAGTAAGGCATCATTTAGTGTCCAAGTATGATTGAACCACGCTCGCCCGATTCCGACATTCACCATCATGCCGGTAGATGCGTTCACCATCATAGCAGTCCCGACATGCTGCAAAATGCCGTCACGAATGATCCCGTCAAAAATACTGGACATTTGAATGGCGTCGTATCGCCGGTCTTTGTTCTTTGAGTTATAGAACCCATAAGTGACACTCATTTTTCTTCACCCCTTTCCTGCTATTCTACAGTAACGAATGTCGGATACGAATCGAGCCCTTCTTTGCTCTGGGATCGAATAAATTCTGTGACACGGGCTTTTCCTTCAATGCCATATTCATTCACAATCTGCACCATATCTCCCAAGAAGAAGTCTTCTCCATATCGGTACATCCTCGTTGTTTCAACTTTACCCTCAAAGGTTTTAGTTGCGATATTTTCGGCCAGATTCTCCAGACCTCTTTGAGAAAGCTGTGCGTTATACTCGGCGTCCGTCAACGTTTCATTATCCACGGTCGAAGAAACATCCCTAGCATCCGTGTAAAGTTCCCTTCGATTCAAACCCGTTCCGGCACCAGATGCACAAGCTACAGTTGTAGTCCTCCGATCGGCTCCCTCTCCCTCTCCAGCAACCAAAGTAACGGTTTTCAAAGTCTTCTTTGATTCCAGATAATTGGTATTGATTACATTCTCAAATTTGGGAGAAAAGATTACGTATGGATTCGTAAACTGATCATAAGAACGGTCTGCGCCAGCATAGAGCTTAAAGACAAACTTGTTATCATCGGACAGCTTGATTCGGAAACCGACATTTTTGGAATCGCACAGTTTTTTAATGGCATCATACAGATTGTCTCCGGTAAACTGTGCATCTACCGTCAGTCCGGTAATCGCTGGGTCCGTGGATGCCTCAAATATCAGTCCTTCCACCTTTCGGGAAGCATCGGAAGGACTAATGATGTTCTCGTCCAGCAGCTTTTTGATTCCATTTTGAAAGTTTCCGCTCAGAATCGTCTGCTTCCAAATGATACGGCGCTCCAGAATGGATTCCAACGACCTTCCAGTGACCGTGAAGTGGTTTCCGTTTTCAGCATCGGACTCAATCTTTCTATCCTCGACAATCATGGCCTGGTCAGATTCTTTCAGCCAGAGATAGTAGTCATCTTTCAGGATTTCAAGAACAGAATCATTGATACTCGTATATACCTCAAAATCTCCATAGGCTGAGTACCGCTCCGTCCATATCAGCGACTCAAAAGTATCAAGCACAGAAAGCATTTTCAGAGAAGTGTCCAGAACAATCAATTCCATAACTATACCCCCTCAAACGCTGTTCTGTTTTCAATCTTAAACTGCACATTGGTTGTTCCTTCTTCTACCACATAAGCGAAAATATTATCACCTTTAGAAAGCTGAAACCAGTCAGAATCTTTATCAAGGCAGTTTAAAATATTGGTGTAGATACCGTTTCGGAGAAGCGTAATTGATTTATCCCCTTTAATGGTGGAGATGATGATTTCATCGCCGGCAACCATTCCGGAACCGGTTAGTTGCTCCAATTTATCAGTATCAATACGCATTACCTCTCTCGTCCCGGTATTGTAAATCGTAATATTTTTCACGTTTCCGATAGCATGGATGGTAATCACAACTCCAATCTCAGCATCGCCAGAGTAATAAACCGTCTGCTCAGTTTCATTCTTGATCTCACCGAATTCAATCAGAGATTCAGTCAAAGATTCGTTGGAAAAGGCAAACTCAAACAGAGGCTCCACTCCATAAAAGATTGTTGTGTTGGTTCCATCCGGACCAGCAGAATAAAAATAAGGATCGGGACACACGATGGAAATCTGCGTTGTCTCGTCACTGCTGAAAATATCCGGCTCATTCGATTCCACATAGCCATAGGTCTCACAAATACGATTATCCGTCTCAATGAGAAGTGTTACTCTCTTCTTTATCGGAAAATATTTGTAGGAGTCATGTCTAGTGTCTTCGATCTGCGGATTAAACATCAATTTCAAAGACATGACAATATTTCTGGAATTTACTCTTGCTGAATTATATAGTGAACCGTCATTTGTAGAGATTTCTGTCGTGTTAATATCTGCTTTGCTCGGTCCCAATCCACTGATAGATTGAACAGCGAACCCGGATTCCTCCGGGAACGCTAATTCAAATCTCTTTGATTCGCCCAAATAATTAGTTACAGTTACCGCTCTAATCATGTGTTACCCACCAGCCCTTTCATCGCCGAAAATTGATTCTTTGTCTGCCGATAAATATCAATTCTCGACAGAGCCTTAGGCGAATAATTGTTTTGCGTGAATTGATAGGTATTTCCAGTAGGAGAACTTTCTCCATTTTGAACTTCCATCTCGGAAACCCGGTCATTCATTCCAGTGCTGACGGACAATGCCTGATTTCTGCTAAACAGAGTATTCAGCCTTCCAGTCCCTGCTTCCACAGCAGACAGATCAAGAACCGGTCGAATAGTAGGCTGGACATCCATATCCGCGTCCACATAATCTGCAATTCTGGAAATGATGTCATTCAGTCCGTCAATAGAGGATCTGGCAATTTCCCGTCCAGCTTTTCCAGCCTTGGAGACATTGTCAATCAACGCATTTATGAAGCCGACTCCCGCAAAGTTACCGATTCCATAGAAGCGTTTAGAAGGGGAATGCTCATCCAATTCATCTTCTGCCGCTTCTGCGGCTGCTGCTGCCATGGCTCTCGCTTTTGCTTCTTCTTTCCAAGTATTTTCACTGATACCATCACAGAAACCGTCAACCAGATATGAACCAGCAGATTTGAACTGGCTATAATAATCTTTGATAGCAGTTATGGAACCACTCAACGTGGTTGTAAATGCGGTTCGGAGTTCACTATCCTTGCTTCTCACACCAGCAATAAACTTAACCATGCACTCTCTACCCGTCGAAGTAAATTCTGCATACTTATTTTTAATTACAGTGAGACAAGCACTGATAATGGTTGTGAATGCCATCCGCGCACTGCTGTCCTGTGATCTGACACCAGCAATCAGCTTCACCATGGTCTGGGTTCCGGTCGATGTAAATTCCCCATACTTATTTCGTATTGCAGTCAAACAACCGCTAACGATATTGGTAAAGGTTGTTCTGGAAGGACTATCCTGAGATCGTACTCCGGCTATAAACTTAACCATAAGTGTGGAACCACTGGTCTGGAACTCGCCCTGTTTTCCATTGATAGCTGTCAATACAGCCTGAACCAGCGTGGTGAACGTTGTTGTCAGTTCGGATTTCTTTGCATTTGCTCCATTGATGAAGGATGACAACATACTCGAAGCCGCAGCCGTTACTTTCGATTCTGCATTATTGAACGCATTGATAAATCCGGTCACACCAGTTTCACCAAGTGTTGTCAATGCGGAACTGAAAGAAGTCATACCGCTTGTATCCAGACCAACCATCCCATTTGCCATACTTACAAGCCGATTTGTCTGGGTAATTACTCCGGACAGCAATGTCGTATCAATACCGCTGATGCTGTTGTAATAATTGCTGAAATGAGCTCCGAACGAAGCCATATCGCTGCCGAAGCTGGCAAGTGTCATATCATCAGAGAACCATCCACCTTCTTTGGGAAGACTTTTCTGAAGCTCAACAATTGATGTCGCAGCATTGGTCGTGGTAGTAACGATATTCGCATCCACATCCTTCATATAGTCAGAATATTGCGCGAAGCTCTTACCAAAGGAAACCAGACTTGTACCAAAGGATGCAATATCGTTGTCTCCGGTAAACCAACTTACCAATCCACCCGTATTTGGCAACGTATTCGCCAGCTCAACTACCGCTTTGCCAGCCGTTGCCGAATTCGTAACCGCCTCCACATCGATGCCTGCAATTGCGTCAGAGTAGGATTTCATCGCTCTACCGAACGGCACCAGCTTCTCCCCGAACGTATCCATGTCGTTCTCTCCAGTAAAGAAACCAACGACACCACCACTGTTTGGAACCGTATTTGCCAATTCGATCAAAGCTTTTCCCGCTGTAGCAGATTCCACGATCACATTCGCATCCAGACCCTTTACAGCCTGAGAGAACAGCATCATTGCTTCACCAAACGGCACAAGCTGCTCGCCAAAAGCGTCCATATCATTTTCACCAGCAAAGAATCCTACCACGCCTCCGGAATTCGGAATTGTGGTCGCCATTTCAGCCATAGCCTTTCCTGCGGTAGCAGCATTCGTTACGGTGTCAGCATCCAGTCCTCTTACGGCATTTGCAAACCCCATCATCGCTTCGCCAAATGGAATAAGCTGGGCGCCGAAAGCACTCATATCATTTTCGCCTGTAAAGAATCCGATAACCCCTCCAGAATTAGGAAGAGTTGCCGCCATCTCCGCAAGCGTCCTTCCGGCGGTGGCCGCATTTGCTACTAATTCCCCATCCATACCAGCAATGGCGATGGAAAAATCACGCATAGCTTCACCGAAGGGAACAAGTTGGGTAGCAAAGTCGCTCAGAGAAGATCCGCCAGTAAGCCAGGAAGTCAATCCGTTCAGAATATCAGCAGCGGTTAGAATAAGGATCGTTTCCGCCAACGCTTTCACACCATCCAGCATGGAAGGATTAAGCTGTGTGGCTCCTTCGATAAATGGCTGCACATTCGTCATAAATGCAGAAAGGTCTGCGCCAATTTGAGGGAACTGACTGGAGACTCCAGACATGAAACCGCCAACAATGCCACCGACAAATTTGCCAATCGCAGTACCGATTCCCTGAAGAAGATTTCCGCCCTCGCCGATAAGCCATTCCAACCCAGGAATCTGAGCCAGAGCTCCAACAGCCGCCAGAACCAATGCCAATTCCGCGATGACTGCACCCATTCCAAGAACGCCAAGCATAGCTCCAGGCACCAAGGAGGCAACAGCACTGAGAGCAAGCATAATCGCTGAAAGCAAACCAATTCCGGCGATTCCTTTGATGAGTACATTCACATCAATGCCACTCAAGGCGTCGATTACCCCGTCAAAGAAAGCCATCAGTAACTCTACTCCGGCCTTAATCAATTCCGGCAGTTTCGTCGTGATAGCCTGAATAATTCCAATCAGAATATCAAATAGCTGCTCCACGATAGTCGGCGTATGTTCGACCAGAGCCGAAAGGACACTGTCAATCAAGACAAATAGCCCATCCACGACCGCTGGCACAGCCGTAACTAGAGCCTCGACTGCGGCGAGCACCAATACTGTAAATGCCTCGGCAATAGCTGGTCCACCATTTGCGATTACTCCTGCTAGAGAAAGGATTCCTTCTCCGATTGATTCGAACAGGAGCGGAATCAGACTAAGAATGCTGGATACTGCCACCACGAGAGACGCTGCTCCTGCTGCTCCAGATACTGCCAAAGCAGAAAGTCCAGTAGAAAATGCAAGAATACCTGCACCTGCGGCCAGACATCCCACTCCCAATACAGCAATGGCGGCCGAAAGTCCTAAAATAGCTGGGGTCAATGGTCCTAATGCAACTCCTGCAACGCCGAGAACAGTGAAAGAACCAGCCAGTGCCACCAATCCTTTAGCAATGCTCTCCCAGGACATATTTCCCAACGACTTTAGAACTGGGGTAAATATCGCTAACGCAGCGGACACCGTAAGAACTGCTGCCGCACCCGGAAGTGCAGTCTTCATCGCATTAAGCGCCACAACAAGAATGGTCATGGAACCTGCAAGGGTTACTAATCCTCTGGCAATTTCATCCCAGGACATTCCGCCCATATTTCGAACTGCTTCGCCAATAATGAGTAATGCCGCACCGACCTCTACCATTCCAGTCGCTTTCGATATCATTCCATTCGGAAGAAGATTCATTGCAACTGTCACAGCCGCCAGAGAACCAGCCATTGTGGTAAGACCCAGTCCAATCTCCCCCCAAGACAAGTTTCCCATCTTTTCTACAGCTTCCCCAAACACAAGCATGGCGGCGCCAAGAATTGTCATTGCCGTAGCGGTGGAAACTACATGTTTCGCATTAGCTGTCACTTTGGTAAATACTGCCAGTTCAGTAAGAACCACTGCAACCGCAGATAGTCCTTGAATCAGTTTTGAAACGTCCAGATTTCCAAACGCTCCAACTGCATCCGCCAGAATGTTGATGGACGCTGCAAGAAGGACCAAACCTGTTCCTTTCAGAACACCCATTCCATCCAAATCTGTAGCCCTCAGGAACAATGCCAGTTCTGTGCAAAGAACGCCGACTCCGATTAGACCTTTAGCCAAAGATCCCGCATCCAATTCGCCCAAATCTTCAACTGCTCCTACAAGAACTCGGATCGCTGCTGCAAATACTACCAAACCGGCAGAACCTTTTATCAGCCCCTTCGATGTTTTGGAAAGCGCTGTTGCGGACGCTACCAGAATAGCAGATAACCCGGCAACACCGACCAATCCTTTAAGAAGCTCATCCCAATCCAGACCGGATAATTTCTGAACTGCTCCCGCAAGAATAAGAACGGCGGTGGACATTCCAATCATCGCAATGGTCAACTGTCCCATTCCTTTGATTGCTGCCCCGTTCATGATCTTTTCAAAGATGGCCATTGAACCAAGCAGTTCAACGAACAGAACACTCAAAGCTCCCAAAGACGCATTTAGCTTCTCGGAATCAACTAAAGACAATGCAACAATCGCTGCGGTCAGGATTGCCATAGCGCCGGCAATTTTCAGAAGAGTTCCAGCTTTCAGATTTGACTGCCATGCTTCAAGACTCCCCTTAACTCCATCCAAAATATCTTTGAACGAACCAAGAATTCCACCACCGTTTTCCGTGATTTCTGATAGAGAATCGATGAACTTCTTCACTCCAATCAGAATTGCAGAAAACAATCCGGTATTGATTAAGTCTAAAATCGGGTCAAAACTCGCGGTATCAAATGCTGTGAGAATTGCTTCCCCAAGGTTCCCAAACGCATTTGCGACAATGGAACCGAGCTTCGATAGAACTGGAGCCGCCTTCTCGACAATCCCAATAATGCCCTCGAACGCCTTCTTTACCAGTTCTCCCAATTTTACAAACGGTTCAAATCGGGTCTGTACCTTATCCGCAAAATTATCAAGACCGCTGGTATCAACATTCGCAAACTCGCCGAAAGCATCAACAACTGTTTTTACAAAAGTCTTTACTCCATCTGCAATTGGTTTCAGGAAATTCCCGATTCCTTCGATAGCTTTATTAAAGGCATCGGAAGATTTAATGGCTTCATCGATACCAACAATGAAATCTCCAATACTGGCTGTAAACCCAAGAATCCCATCTCCGGCCGGAGCCACATATCCGATCAAATCGGCAAATCCACCAACCAGTGCTTTGACACCCTGAAGCCCGATATCAAATAAAGCGAATACCCCTTTGAATGTTCTCTTCAGGTTATTCGCTGTTTCTTCACCTATTTTGAATTTTTCTGTGAGTTCCTGCAATCCGACGGTGAGATTGTAAAGTTGCTCTCCTGTCATCGGTGGAAAGACTTCCTTAAACGCCTCTCGGATAGGCTTTATTACTCCTGCCAAACCTTCAAAGGCGTTTCTTACCGATTCGATCAAGGCGGTTCGACCGCCAAGGTCTTTCCAGTCCTGCAACATCTTGTTTCTTGCTTCGGCAGAAGCATTTACCATGTTGCCAAGAGAATTGCTGACCTCGGTTAAAAGTTCTTTTGCTTCTTCGAAGTCACCAATAATAATCTCCCAGCTTTGCGTCCAGCCAGATTGAACTGATTCTTTCAGAGTGTCCCATAACTGCGTGAATGTCTTTACCTTAGTGGCTGCGTCCAATGCTGTTTGAGCCAGTTCTGTAATCTCTTTAGCCTGTTCTTCGGTATATCCCTGTGCAATGAGGTCCGCCTCCGAATAAGCCCCGGACAACTGCGTCAAAGTTTCGGTCAGAACCTCGGTTGTCAGCCATCCGCCTTCGGTTAGAGATGCTCGGAATGAACCGTACTTCTCAATCATGGCGTCCATATTCACGCCAAAGTGTTCGGCCGTTCTCTTTAAAGCATCCTGGAATAGCTGACCGCCCATTCCCGCATTCACAACGGAGTTCCAGTCCTGCAAACTAACCTTACCTGCTGCAATCGCCTGCGAAAGCTGATACATAGCGGTACTGGCCTGATAAGCGTTAGAACCTGAAGCAGCCGCTAAGTTTGCAATACCTTTGATCGAGGTTACTGATTTATCCAAATCAACGCCGGCCGCTGTGAAAGTACCAATATTACGGGTCATTTCCGTAAAATTGTAAATCGTCTGGTCGGCATATTTGTTCAGCTCATCAAGAGCCGCATTTACCTGATCAATCGTTGTCCCTTTACTCTGCGTATTGGCAAGAATAGTCTGAACCGCATTGATTTGTGTTTCGTACTCCTGAAATCCCGTCTTAATCGGATCGATCGTCAGTGCAGAAACAATATTTTTACCAGCATTTAACGCTGAATTTGTGATGTTTGCCAGAGCCGTAACTGCCATGACTTCCAACGCTGAGAACCGCATCTTTACCGTCTCAACTGCGTTGGAAAGCGGAGTCATGTTGCAGTTTTTTGCTGCGGCATTCACATCTTCCAATCCTTTGGAGGCACCTTTGAGATTTAAGCTTTTTTCGAGCTTTTCAATTGTCGATATACTGGTCTGAACATTCTGCTCAAACTGCTTGTTATCGAATCGCATTTCAACGACTCTTTCGTCAATTGTCGTACTCATAGCTTAGTAACCTCCTTCCATGCGTTATTTGCGATTTTGTCAAAAATAGGCTGGATAGCAGGATTGATATAATCTCGCCCCTGTACCCAGCCGCCGTTTCGAGTCCCATGTCCGTACTGCAAAATAACAGCAATTGGAACTCCATTTTGAACATTTGAATTATGGAATGAAATCGTAACTGAACCTTTTCGATTCTCGATTTCGTAATACCAGGAATTCGCCGTTTCCCCAGAATCTACCGGTGTTGCAGACGCAAGGGCGGCTACTCCCTCTTTACCAAACTTATCCAGGTCTCCAATATGAACCGCTTCTTTTGCTCTTTCCAGAAAGCGGGTCAACTTGGAGAAGTCACCCTTTTGTCTGAAACTTATCATGGTATGTCCTCTTTAAATCCGAATTGCATAATCCAGGGAAATCCATCCGGCACCGGATTTCAGCTTACCCCATCCAGCATCGGAACCGGCACCGCTCTTAACTTCGACAATGGTATATACGCCTTTCGGACAAAAACCATTGTTTCCGTAATTCGTTCCAGGGCCTTTGCGGATATACAAATCGGGAATGTCTACCTGAACCAGAAAATTACTTGAAGGTTTTTCTTCTGATTCGCCGGAAGCCGCACCTTTATAGGTACAATAAGCCTCATGAACACTGATCCATCCGGCACCGGATTTCAGCTTACCCCAGTAACCGTTCTGAATTTCGGTAATCGTATAAGTACCCCGGTCAGTAATCATTCCATTGATTCCATAATTTGTCCCGGGGCCTTTTCGAATGTTCAGATCGCCGACATCAACCTTATACAGACCTGTTTTGTAAGTTTTGGAGGTACTGTCCGTCGTACTTCCGCCAAGCTGAGATGTTACTCGATTCGCAAGGTCTCCCAGCCTGGAATACAGCCAATCCCCAGGACAGGCTTTATTAGCAAACCATCGATGAACCGTGAGGATCATCTCGTTCGACTTCGGACTGTAATTCAGAGATTTATCTTTGTCGCCAAACCAGATTAGTTTTGACTTGCCATTTCTCTGGCAGATATCAACACACAAAGCCACCAGCTTCTCATATACTGCACTTGTCATGGCATATGGATCGGTCATATCACTGGCGCACTCAATTGTCACAGCCCGCTGGTCATTTGCGTTACTGGAAGAACACCAGCTTCTGTTTGCTTCGTCTACACACAGAACAACTCGTCCATCAGTCCCGATTCCATAATTACAGGACGCTTCTCTACTGGGACTGGTAAAGCAGCCGCCAATAGATTCTGCCGAAAGCTGTCCAACTACACAATGCGGAGTGATTCGGTCAATCGAATGTGTCCTAGCTCCGCTGTGGTTTGGACTTTTTACCGTACAATTCACCAAGCTGCTATTACTCATAGTAATCACCCTTTCGTGTTCCATTTCTTTCTTCGAGCCGCGTTCAATGCCGCATTCCGCTTCATAATTTCCCTGCGGCTATGCTTCTTCGGCGGCCTGCTTTTCACATCGCATACTCTTATCAGAGTGAACAATTTATTGAGATGCCACTTCTGGCATTCAAACGGAATGTTCAAAGCTATCATCCAGTAATAAATGAGTTCCGCCGTAATCTGCTCTCTGCTACCCTGTGTTTTTTTCTCTTCGAAAAACCGGGTGGCAGTCATAGGAAGTGCGATATACTTATTTACCTCATTGATATTGCTGTTTGTCAGATAGTTATAAACTTCCGGATTTACATTCTGCGTAAGAGTCATGCATTTTACATAATCTATAGTTTCTTCCAAAGTTTTTTCCTGCTTTGTCAGAAACGGCTTATTCCATCTCGATTCCCATTTTGAAAGAGAAACAAGAGAATGCTCCAATTGCAAGGTCTGAGCCTTTGTGTAAACAAACTCTTGCTTCACCTCATCCCAGAATTCTGTGGATGGTATTGTGATTCGGAGCATCTCTTACATCTCCTTTAACTCTGAGCGTTTGCTGCGATTGCAGGAGTCGTTGCAGAATTACCAACATTCATCACTGCGTTCACAAAGTCTGCTGCTGCCTTGTCATTTGTAACCAGTTCCTCGAAGAGAACCTCGTAAGCAGGGGATTCCATAAAGGATCTGGAAATCTCTTCGGACTTCATAAAGCGACGGCCATCCTCACTCTTGACACCGTAAGCCTTCTTAATAAGGTCCTCAAAGAACTCCATAATCTGGCCGCCATCGGCACCGGCGCCAATGCTTTTGAGCTGCACGTCATAGCCGCCCTTAACACTTGTCTGCATCTTTACAATTTCCGGCTTTGACAGGTGAAAATAGAAATCCTCTTTTCTTTCAACGCCATTCAGATCGATATAGGGAATAGTTTTCTTAAGCATAATTTTTTCTCCTTTCAAATAAAAAGAAGCCCCGCACATTGAATACGAGGCTTCCTATACATTTACATTATTCTGTTTCCAAGGTAAGTCCGGAAAGACCATAAGTCTTAGTGACACTTTCCTCGTTGTGTGTGGTAGTCACCTTAATGCTCTGAGTATCCTTATTCTTGATAAGAAGTACGATGTTCATGTCGTCATCGAGAGTAACCGGTCCTTTGGTACCGCCTACAAGTTCAACAACCGTTTCAGCTTCAGCCGGCTCAGCTTCAATCTTGAGAGCAAGGTAATTTCCCGACTGTTCTGAAACATTACTGCTAAAATCGACATAACCATCGACATACTTCAGAGTGCCTGTCACCTCATCATCGGAAACAACCACATCACTCTGTAATTCATTTACTGCTTTCCCAAATAAAACAGCCTCTCCGTCTTCAGGCTTAACGGAAAGGCTCATTAAGGGTTTTCCTTGGTCATGATCTCGATTACTTCATCCGGAAGCGGAAGTCTGGGGTCAACGCCGTCATTTCCTTCTTCTGTGGTCGGATCTTTACCATAAAGAATTTCCTCCAAAGCTGCCAAATTCTTGGCATCTACTCTCGTGGAGTCGAAAGTAAGGATTGCTGTAGGTTTCAGCTTCTTGCCTTCGATCGTCTTCGTAATTTCAACCGGCGTTGTGCTAAATTCCCAAGAAAGCGCGATCGGTTCTGGACTATCATTCTTGGTCTGGTAGCCCTTCTCAGACGGCGAAGCCAAGCAGCCATACACCAAATGGAGTTTGTAACCGTAATCATCGGAGTCCACGTCATTTCCCAGAATCGTCCGATAAGAAAGACCAAATACCTTCCTGCTCTGCTGGCCGGCAAATACGCCAGGCGCAATCTCCACCGATCCATCACATTCAGAGAATTCATCTGGATAGGTATATGCCTCGATGGTTCCACCAAAATCTTCTGCGGACATCAGATTCAGATACTTGATATTATCCGCATAAATAGGGGAGGGTTCTGCTCCAGAAGGACTCTCCGTCACCGCACTCAGACCATTCCACGCAACCCCCTTGTTGTATTTTCCGCCAGTCTGGATCGGATAAAGGACGCCATGGTCACAACCGGTTTCGTAAAACCGTTCCCCAACTTTATCCCAAACAAGTTTACTCATTGAATTATTCCTCCAATCTCAGAAATACACATTAAAAATGTAGTGATTCAGGTTATCTTTTTTAAAATGCCGGTCGAACCGGCTCATCGGTAAATTCGTTACTTTCTGCACCAAGGACGTATCCGGATCTTTATCAATGACGGTAATGGCATATCTTCGATTAGACAAATATACCCCGTCATTCGCATACGTCTTGTCAATATCGTCAAGGCTATATACAATGGCGGGGTAATTCATCTTAATAGATTCCGGAGGCTGAAAATAACATCGGCACTGTTCGCCTTCTATCGGGCAGGATAATATCTCGCACAATAGTTTGTGAAACAAGATTCGTCGATCAGTCATTATATACACCTCCTACCGTCAGAATCAGACGCGGATACTGAACTTCGACACTGGAAATCTTCCACTTTGCTCCCATGAACTCAACATACCGCATTGTGTGAAAATTCTGATAGGCAAAAGGATCGGCCACAATGCTGATCTCATTGGAAATGTTGATGTCGTCATTGAGCTTATCAGAAGTCTGATACCGACTAGTATTCCGAATCAAATCTCCGAAATACTCTCGCTCGGTGATTTCTCCATCCCAAACACCAGGGCGAACATCCTTTGATACTGCATAGCCGATTTTTCCAAAAAATTTTGCCATTTTGAATTTTCTCCTTTACTCTGTTTCCAAAGTCAATCCGGTAAGCCCATAAGTCTTTATAGCAGAATCTTCCCCATCGTTCACCGTCACCTTGATGCTCTGAGTATCCTTATTCTTGATAAGGAGTACGATGTTCATGTCGTCATCGAGCGTAACCGGTCCTTTGGTGCCGCCTACGAGTTCAACGGTCACAATCGCATCCTCAGAATCAGCATCAACTTTCAAAGCAAGATAGTTTCCTTCCTGCTCAGAAGTATTGCTGCTGAATCCCGTGTATCCGGTAACATACTTCAATGTACCGGTAATCTCGGACTCTCCGACAACAACATTCTCCTGTAACGAATCTACCGTTTTCCCGAACAGATTGGCTCCTCCATCTTCGGGACTAACAGAGAAGCCGATTAAGGGTTTTCCGTTACATCCTCTTCGATCGCAATGGCAGAGTACACTCTGGTCAGAGCGCCGGAGCATCTGGTCTCCAGAAGGGACTTCTCCTGGTTAAAGTCGATATCGAACTGCGTGAAGTGAGTAACTTCGCCGCCCTTCGTAGCACCCAGAGAGTAGTCGTTCAGATTCGTGATGATAGCGAGCAGCTTCTTGGTTTTGCTGTCATCTGTCTTACGGGTCTTCCCCTCGAACTGCTCAGCGGTAAGGATCTCACCTACGTTGAAGGCAGACGCAAGCTCTGCCTTGGAAGCGTAGATTCTGCGGCCGTTCATATCACGGGCCAGAAGCATCACATTGAGCATATGTGGGGTGATGTACATATCCGGAGTACCAGTACCCTTGTAATTCTCTCTCGCATACAGAACCGCATTGATCATAGCCTCGGCGTAAATATAATTTTCACCGAAGTTTACCCCGGTGTTTGTACCCTGAAGCTCCTTCTTTGCGTCTTCAACATCCAAATCGGCGTGAATAGTGTAGAGATCGTCATCCGTCCAGATGGGTCTGATCTTATCCGGATCGATCTTACCCTCGTCGCCGTCTTCGCGGCCGTCACCCAGCATCATCGCAATGGCCAGTTCTTCATTGAGCATCAGGCGGTCGATGTCATACAGGTACTTCACGTAATCGAAATCGGTAATGTCAACGATGTCGTCACGATGCAGAGCATTCTTCACATAAACGGTCTGCGGATCCGTGGTTCTGCGTACCAGCTTGAAATTGCCGGCCTGCTGCTTCTCTTTTCCCTTCTTGTAGCCTCTGGCGCGAAGAGCATCAATACCACGAATGTCGGTCTGGCTGGTTCTGATTCTGGAAATCGGGCTCTTATGTACCTTCCTCATTACATTGGTAATCCAACCCTGGTCATTGGTAATGAGTTCAGGAGCGCCCGGACGTACTTCCTGGTATTCCGGGAACAGGCTCGTCACGTTTCCGTCGCCAGTCTGAACAAAGCCGCCGCTGACCGCATCATGCTGAAGGCCATTCTGCTCCGCATAAAGCTGAAGAGCCGTCTGGAAAGTACCAACCTGACTGGTCTTCGCCATCTTAATGATGTCTTCCTGCGCGGAATGGGTCAGAAAGCCACCGGTCTCATTTTTCTTATCGTTGTCAAACACATTATGCTTCATCTCGGTATTTCCTCCTTTAGAATCGTCATCATTTTTATCTTCGGGCTCATCGGTTTCTCCAATAGCCTGTCCGATCATTGCATAAACCACTTTTTTCTGCTTTTCATTGAGGGTATTAAATACCTGCTCAATTGTCTCGTCATCTTCCTCAGGCTTTTCTTCAGAAGTCTTATCTTCCTTAGATTCGGATTTCTCCTCCGTCTTCTTTTCCTCGGGTTTGTCGTCCTCCTCGGCAGAATGATAGATCATAATGTTCTCGTCATATCCGATAATGGTACGGTCTTCTGAAGTCTCACCGTGAGTCATGACAGAATCAATGAAAGCTCCAGGGTTGGCTCCGGCCAGAACAAGGCTCAGTTCGTAGATAACGCCATGCACCACATTCGCTCCGGCCTGTTTAAGCTGACCGGCACAAATAGAAAGTGAACGAACGTCTCCATGCTGAACCAGCTTCTTCGCTGCCTGCCCGGATTCACTGTCATTGAAACTACAGTAGGCATAAACGCCCTCCTCACGATTTTCCAGCACACCATGGCCAAGCACACAATTAGGGTCAGAATGATTGTGTCCCCAAATCAGTGGAACCGTTTGTCCATTCTGGCTCTTAAATGCATCCCTTTTGATGGTACGGCCATCGGTGCAAAGAAGATCGTTTCTAGTGGCCCAACCACTAAAATCGTATTTCTCCATTTTGAAAATCACTCCTTTTCATTCATAAGTTCCTCTTTTGTTTTTCCCTCCCCCACAACTTTTGTTGCTTCACTTGATTCGCTCAGATTCTTATTTCTCAATTCGTCTGCTCTAGGATCGTCGGAAGGTCTCATTCCAATAACTTGTCGAATTTCATTGGATGTCATAATCTCGTTTCGTGTGAATTTGTCAGCGATTTCTGATAGATCGGCTACTGGTACAAGTTTGAAGGGGTCGCGGAAGAACAGAATTGATTGCTTTTGAGACCTAGCCGTTTTGGTAAGGAACTTACGTTTCATTTCGTCAACAATTGCTGAAATGATTGGCTCAATAGTACGGTTATAATAGTTCAGCATGGTCTTCTCGTCTGCGGAACCATCCAATATGCTCTGAGTGATACCTAACTGGCTGTAAAGCATACTCGTCAGATATTCAATCTGCTTCATCAGATTATTTTCCACAGAACGATTCAACTGTGTGATCCGCTCCGTACCATCGGTATATGCAATACCATATTTAGAACCGGCCAATTGGCGTTCAATCTCGACACGCCTCTTCTCAGCCTGTTGACGCCTTGCTTCTGTTTTGATTACATAGGGAAGCTGGATAATTAAATCGAGTTTTCCTGAACTACTCTGCTCATCAACAACGTCCAATAAATTCAGCTTCCTTATCAAACGCTGCATGGTTGAGTTCGGCTCATTGATCACCGCATAAAGCGGATTTTCAATAATTGCGACTGTATCTTTAGGAACTATAATGTCTTCCTTTAACCCAGTCCGCTCATTATAAACTCTCGCTTTAATATGGCTTGGAAACCATTCCAGAATCTTTCCAGTACGCATTGACTCGATTTTATATGAGCCTGTAGTATCAGGATCGTCATCTGTATCAACCGGAATAATCGCCACGCAGCCCTCATCAAGCATGGATAAAACAACATCCTGAAGGAAAGCACGCCCCGTCTGGTCAATGTTGGCAGATAAATTCAGACAGTCATTTAACCCCGAAGGAATTTTCTCAAGGAATCTTTCGGAGTCGTCCAGTCGGACGTGTTGGATGCTAATTGAAGCACAATCCAATGCAATGCGATTATACACAGAGGTAACAATGGATCTCTCATTCCCTCTTGTAAGTCTCGGTCGGTCGGGTCTGTATGAATATCCAACTCCTATGTCCCGATAGAAACCTGTTGGGTCTCTATTTAAAAAAGCGTTCCAGGCGTGTTTAATCCTGGAACCGATTGAAACTTCCATTTTGAAATCGTCACCTCCTATTCGAAAGCATCTCGATTAAGCTTGAAAGCAACAAACGCATCCATCATAGCTGCCACGGCATCAATCTTTGCGTCATATCGCTTTTTCAGCAATTTACGGTTCCCATTTGTATCTTCCATAACAATACAGTTTCCCATCGCAAAAGTCATAAGTTCTTCATCAAACAAAAGCATCCGCTCCTCAGAAAGTTTCTTTAACTCTCCCAAAGGAACTGATTCCGTCTTAGCACCCTGTATAACCTTTTCGATTCCAAACGGACCATTTTCGGAGGACCACCGTTCAATGAACTCCTTTGCGTTATATGGATCATACCCCAAGCATCGAACATCATATCCAAATTCTGCAATGTGGTTATCCAAATCCTCGTAGACTTCCATCATATCCAGAACTGTTCCCTCCAGGACAATCAAGCTTCCTTCGTCCATAAATTGGTCATATTTGATTCGCATTGCTGCGGGAAGTTTCATCAGAGTCGATGAAGAAATGTAGTTCCTGGTTTTCACCCCAAAAGAACCATTTGATAACGGGAAAAGGAATGTAAAAGCACAGAAATCGTCTCCCTGTGACAAGTCGATTCCCAAAGAGCAGGGCATCTGCCAATAGCTTCTTCTCTTATGAGGAAGGGTTTCTTCGTATGTGAAATAATAGGTGTAACCTTCCATTGGCAATCCAAATCTCTTAGCCAAAATATCATTTCTGGCCGCCGGTGATTTCTCTGCTCTTTCCACATCAAGCTGATAAGTTTCGTAGCTTACCGTCTTACCGATATTAGGATTTGCCTTCAGCCACATATCCGGGTTTCCGACTTCATCGATAGAATCGAGTTTATACCACCAAATGGAAACATGGGGATTGATATAATCACCTTTGAGAATGTCCATCAACTCCATTTTGATTGTGTCGCCGGCTCCGTTTCTCACCGTTCCCTCAGAACTCGTGGCAACGATGATGTAATCATCCAATTTAGATGCACCCTGCTCTAAAGCACCAACCACATCTTCTCTGGTATCGCCGGACAGCCACTCGTCAACGGTGGAAATCTTAGGACGCAATCCCTGAAGCTTTGCGATGGACATTGGACGTACTTCTAGAAGCGAACCTGTAAGAAAATTTTCGACGCCCTTTTTGGTGGAGGCCAGCTTCATTCGCTTCGCTTTAGAACCAGTCGTATTCTGCAAAGAACCTTCCGTTAGGAATCGGAACAATGGGCCTCTCGACCGGGTAATCGCAGTACGGAATGGCGACATCACTTCATCTGCCTGCTTCATTGTAGGAGCTGTTGTGACCTGATGCGTTGTCGATGTATCGATATTCAATCCATAAGATTGGACACAAGTATCGTATAAAGATTTAGCAGCCCCTCGTCCAACAATGAGATATTGTTTCTTTATCAGACGCTGCTTGATTCTTTTATTTACATATCGACCACCATGTCCATCGGAACTTGGCTCCCACACACTTCGTTCAACGAAGTAGTACCATCCATAAAGCTGCTCGCCCCATAATTTGAAAGAGTCCAGCAAATTCAAATCAGAGCCATCCGTCAATGTTAGTTCTGATTCACAATAAGCAATCCATCCTTCAACGGCCTGGTCATCGTAGTAAATACCAGGATTGGCTATCAGGTCATCAATTCGGTTCATTTCCATAGAGACTTCTTTACAAACCGGTATCTCTCCCCTTACTACGGCATCTCGAAACATGCCGTAGTATTTGGGAACGGCAGTGTTCGATAATGCCATAATTGAATCACCTACTTGCTGGTTGCTTTCTTGATAACCGCGTCAATTCCCTTCGTCATGTACTTCGATGCATAATTGGTGGCGGTCTGCTTTGCGGCATTGGTCAGCACATCCTGTACAAACTTTCTACCGACAGAAATTTCTGAACTGGTAAGCTGTTTATACTGCTTTTCCATTTGAAGACGGTTGATCTTTGAGCGGAGTTCCGAATCAGACATCTTCTTCACCTCATCATCGGAACTCGTCTTCTTTCCACTTGCTCTTGCAAGTTGTTCGGGAGTTCTTCGGACGCCCCATTTCATCCCAAGAATCCCGTGATGCTGTAGTAATGCTTCATTACTCATTTTGAATCTCCCTCCTTTGCGATATATGATGTCACTCCGTTTGCTGCGTTCCCAGTCTCGTAATACGGAACTTCTGTTACCACAATATTTCGATCCAGAACTTTGTTCTCAGTATCCAGCATTTGAGATTGGAATGCTTTCGGCGTTACCCTATACTCGCCATCGTAGGACTCGTGTTCTTCGGACTTATCTTCGTCAGTTTCCGCTGCAACATTCAGTCTCCACTCCGCCTCAGCAATCATCTTTTCCATAGACGCCATTACAGCGGAACTCAAAGGCGGATCGAACAGGAGCTTTACCTTCATCTGCATATACGACTTTACCAATTGCAACTTTGTCTCGTCAGAAATGAATTCTTTCCATGTAGCACTTTTATCCTGAACAGAGAATCCAGATGGTGGACCAACACCAAGTTGCGTCAAGATCATAAATACTGAATTGATATGTATGATAAGATCTGAATCAAAGTGCTCATACTCTTCTGTAATACCCAGCATCTTTTTAATTGATGTCAGTATGCTTTCCATAATCGCTATAACCTCCTCTCCATCAATGTTTCCAGGGACATGTATCGTTTCTGCTTCGAACAATAGGTTCTGTGACAAGAAGACTTTCATCTCCATAGTGAATGGCATTATGTGTTGTAAGAATTGTTGAGATGAGAAATTCTGGATTTAAAAGAAAATCGCTTCTCTTTAAAATATCCTCCACGGAAATCGGATTCATATGGTGAATCAATATCTTCCCACATATCTCACGACCTTCTATTCCGAGGTCACATCCGTTATCTCTCACAATCACAAAATCACGAACTGACTTCCACTCCATAGACCGATAGAAAATCTGATTCAGATATCGGTCAAACCCAAACGTGTCTGCCCCGATGACTCCGCCCAAACGAAGATACTCGTATCGTTCTTTAAAAGTCTTCAATTTCGATAATTCCGAATATGTCCTAATCATCATCGTTACCCTGTCCACTGTATATACGAAACGCATTGATGGCATCCTTATAGAGATCTTTGATTTCGTCTGTGGAGTCAATTGCTCTCACTTTTGCCCGCAACAAGTTGTTCTCCTCCTCTAACCGCTCCCTTTCAAGCTTCTCTCTGGAAGAACCCAGTTTCAGATAGTGAGTAATAACCTGAGAAGAAGCAGTCCCTTCCAGCAATTGCTTTTCGGCCAAGTCAACAGCCAGAGAAATCATCTGAAGCTCCCTTGCTTCCGGAGTCAAAGCAGGGCGAATCTTCTTGGAAGAGTCAGCCGATTCAGAACTCTTTGCTTTTCTAGCCATTTACTGCCTCCTTCCCATCCGTTTTTCAATAGTTTCATAAAAGTTTTCCGACAGTATTTAAAAGAACCCACAAGGATGACTGTAACTTTTTTACCGAAAGGAGAAAAAAGAGTAAAAAGAACCACAGCTTATTACTTAGTCAACCTTATGAGCTCTGTTAAATACTGCCGGAAGGTAAAAACATTCTCCGAAAAATACCCCCGGGGAATTTTCAAAGACCGCCGCGATGACGGAGGGGGTGCGATTTTTGCTACCCCCCCCCTATACCATCTGATACCTAGACAGCCACCGCATCTCGCGTAACTTTTTTGTAAATGTTTCGGAAATCGTATTTTACGATCTCATCAATTGCTCGTTCAACTTCCAAGTCATTCTCTTCATCAGAGAGTTGGTCCGAGGTTCTGGCAATTCTACCAAGATACGAACATGAATGATAACCTTTTTCCTCATCAAACAGTAACCATGAAGTGAACTGTTCAAATGGATCGAAAGGATTGTCAATGGTTGTAAGCATACACTTCTTCGCCATTTACTTTGTTCACTCCTTTCCATTCAGATACTTCGACACAGTGGAACTGGAAACGCCTAAAGCTGCTGCTATCTCAGCAGTGCTATAGCCAGAAGCATTCAGCGCCGCAATACGATTCACTTTGGCAGAGCTAAGGGTTGTTGTTGCACGAGGGGTAGCTCTCTGTCTGACTGTATCTATGTTTGTATTGTTGAGAATCTGGGTAAGCTTGTTCTCGCTGATAGCGCCAGCCTGAATCGCTTCCCATTCACGATCTGTAATCTCGACAGGGGTTCTCTTGGCACCAACAGCAGTACGGGCCGCAGTAAGAGCCTGTTGATTAGCCTTCTTGATTTCGGCCTTTGTCATATCGGGATTGTCTTTCTTCTTGGCAGCCACAATAGAATTTGCTATGGTCTGTGCCTGACGCTCGCGGGGGGCGTTCTTTAAAGCCACATTAAGCTTGGCCATAAGAGAATCAACCTCTGTCTGGTAGGTCTGTTTTGCTGAAGCGGAGTAGGCTATCTTTCCAGTATTAACCATCTCCCGGCGGGCCTGATTAGCCAGGGACTTCATGGTATTCGCATAGTCTGCATACGCCTCTTCCTGCGGTGTTCCAGAAGATAAAGTACGGGCATCCCTGGTTTCTGCCATCTTGGTACTCTTTTGAGTTCGTACCTGGGTCTTTCCGTTCTTATCTACGTACTCCTCCCTGACGCTCTTCCAGCTTTGTTCTCCGGTTTCCTTGTCAATAATCGGGCTTCCTTTCCTCTTCAGCACAGAAGTCTCAGACTTGGCACGAGAAATCAGAGTAGAAGCTCCGCCGTAACCATCATCGTCCTCGTGGGCCTGGTACTTCTTCTTCAAAGCAGTGATGCCATTATCCTGTTCGCTCTTTTTGTAGTCCAGCTTATGCTTCTCTGCATCAATGACGACCATACTATGACGTACGGCTCTTGCAAGCTCGTCCTGAGTAGCGCCTTTCAATGTCATATCAGTAATTAAGTTTGAAATCTTACCCATTTCTGTCTGGGTATTCTTCATAATCTTAATCTTCTGACCGCTGCTGTTATAGTAATCGTCACCTTTTTTAACAGTTCCATAAGACATCTTAGGATCAAATCCTTCCAATCCCTTTAATTGCGGAGTGGAAGTAATCTTCACTCTGCTATTAGAAGAATTACACGGAATTACCATGACAGTATCGCCGTCGAAGTCAGCTCCAGAAAGACGGTCGGCCACCTTTTTATTGATGCCAATAGCGTCTGCCGGTGTATTTCCAAGAACTCTTCTTCCTTCTGGCTGTTTATTATTAACAGTTAGGATAGGAATCTCGAAAGTTCCGCCATGCGGATACCGTACAAGAGCTACTGTTTCTCCATTCTTGTAGTTCGGAGCATAGACCTCATTGTCTTTGATAGATGTCAATGGAAGAATGACTTGATACTTCTGTCTGGGAAGAGCGGCTGCCTGTAAATGAACAGCGGCCGCGTCGCAGTCATCAGCAAAAGATTTCAAAAGAACCTTTTTCACTGTTGGATTTGTAAGAGAACAAATCTCATCAAATTCAGACTGCTTATCTGCTGCTGCTAAATTCAACTGCTTCTTTATCAATGTTCTGCTCTGCTTTGACAGAAATTGGGATGGAAGCTTATCGGCCCATTCTCCCCAATCCCCTTCTTCCGCACGTTTGTTGATAAGGGAAAGCTGTTTCTTACCATTTTTATCATAGTAATAACTCTGTCCCCCTCTTTCAGTCGTTGGATTATCCGGGTCGTTGATTCCTTCTTTGATTAAAGAACCAAACGGATTATCGGGATCGTCTTTGATTGGCTTCAGAACATCCATCTTTGGAGTCCCTTTTTTCTTATTGGTGTTGAACATAACATCCACGCCATCGGGAAGGTCATCTGAGTAAACGGCCATTCCTTTGATGTAGTGTGTTCCATCAACCAGAATTCGAACCTGAGCATAGTGGGATTCTCCAAGAGACAGATCATCAACGCCTCTTCGAATTTCAACAACACCATCTTTTAATTCCCCGCCATCCTCTGCATAACGGATCTGAAGCCTTTTTGAGTCCATGCTTTTGGGATAGACAAATTTGGGATCAAAGGATTCTCCATCGTCATGGGAGACATAGTCTTTCAGAGAATTGATATTCTCAAAATCATAAATCTCCTTATGCTCTGTTCCAGGAGGACAAATTACTCGAAGCGTGGTTTTCTTTCCTGGATTCGTTATCTGATCCACTCGACCACCATAGACAGGATATCCTTCCATCTCCAGCATGTAGAGCGCTTCATTCAGTTTCTCCTTAGAAATTCCAAGCTCACGTTCCACACCAGCGCCGACATCGATCATGCCTTTTTCATCAATCTGCTTTTTGATAAACTCGGCAGTTGTCTTAGCCTGGTTCATACGGACCTCAGAATTCTCATTCAAAAGAGAACGGACAGAAGAGTCATTTGCAAACCCCATCTCTTTCGCAATCTCGTTCAGGCTCAATCCATCTTCTCGAAGAGATTTTGCCCTGGCCACATCTAGGGCACGCCGTTCATCTTTGGCCAAGGATTTCTGCGTACGGTATTGCGTGGTGGTTAATCCCATAGCTTTCGCAATCTCAGTATCACTCATGCCCTGACTTTTCAGTTCATCCACTCGACTCAGAAAATCTCCACTATGCTGATATGGATTTTCACCAGATCCCCATGGATAACGACCAGAACGACGGGGCATTCCATAATGCATCAAAATTTCTTCTGCAATCGGATTCATAATTTAGCCCTCCTGTTCTTTGATTTTGTTTATTACTTTGTCGAATGTGATAATCTTGTCCATGATAGGAACGATAGTTTCAGCCGTTGGATTCTCATAAAGAATCTGGTTGTTCTGATAAATCCGAAGTTCCATTTCAATGTCGGCCGGCTTGATTTTATATTCCAGACAAAAAAGAGCAGCGTATATTTCAAGCTGCTCCATGTGCGCCGGAATGACGCCGGTTTTTAAATCGTGAATACGAAGCATACGATTTCGAAACGCAATCGCATCGGTTGTCCCAAAACAATTCTCCGAATAGAAAAGTGGCTGCTCAGGAACCATTTTGAAACCAATCGCATCATTCACATACATATTCAATGTTTTCTGAGACTTCGGAAGTTTCTGCCCAAGCGTAATACACCTTGCTGCAAAATCGTGAAGCTCCGTCCCTTTTTGAGTCGCAAGGAACTTTGAGTATGATTCCGCAACTTTAGATTCGTCATAGTTAATCCAGTGATATTTGCTTGCGCCAAGAAAGGCGTGTTGCCCTTCAAGAGCTGAATGCTTGTTGAAGATCATGTAACACTTCCTCCTTATTTTCAGGACAAATAAATCTTGAGAATGACATCTCATTCATTCGTCCAACATAATATTCTTGATTTGGTTGTTTCTTGGCGCGAACACTTTTCTTACATTCTAAAGTGGCCCACTTATCGTTATAGAGAATCAGCAAATCGGGAATTCCCTGAATGTGACTGGAATCCAGTTTTGTTACAATACATCCTTTGAACATTCTTTTCAGTTCCTGAATCAATTTGTTCTGAAATTCGCTTTCCAGCATAAGTGAGCCTCCTTTCTCCAAAATAAAAGAGAGAATGGCTGTTTTAACCCTCTCTCTCTTCATAACAGTCGATGTATTTTTCGCGCGCAAAAAAGAACTAAATGTAGGCATAAAAAAGACAGGGACTCGTTTAAGAGCCTCTGTCTCAAAATGTCATTTTATTTAACTATTGTTTCTGAGATACCGTATCAATATCCAAATCAACCATAAACCGCCTGTACACAAAGTAAGAATTACATCCAGTATCAAACCGGCTGTGCTTCTTTTCTTTTTTCCGCCTTTACTCATCCGACACTTCCTCCTCTATAGATTCCACTTTATTACTATTACTACGTTTAAATATTTTCACTGCTCCTTGTTTCGTCTTCTGAACAGCTACAGAAAATTTTTCCTTAGTCCGTTCTCTCGCCTCTTCCTTGGCTCTCTGCGTTTCATCAAATAGTCTTTGACTTTCTACAATAACCTCTTCGGGTATGTACCTTAAACAAACAGTCGCACCGATTTTGACGAGGGTACCCTGTTTCGGATTAGACCCTATCACCTGTGAATCGAAACAATCCTTATAGCGTGGATTTGCTTCTTTTATGGTTAATTTGCTTGTAGAACTCTTTAGTCCACAATCTTCCAATATCCTAACAGCCTGCTCCAAATCGATAGGAAAACCTTTATGATACAGTTCCGGTATTTTTATCTTTTCTTCCGCTTTATCAGAAGACTTGCTCTTTGCATTATTGATGGCGTTGGCTACCAAAGGCGTTGCCGCAGTTGCTAAACCGGCCAGCGCACTTATCACTCCAATAACATCCGTCGAGCTTTTATTATTTTTGTTGGTAGTGTTCGTTCCCATTGTATATCCCTTTCAATCAAGTAATATATGGGCAATAAAAAAGGTGCGGCCCCAACAAGAGACGCACCCGAAAAAGTGCTCTCCCATTGTTGCCACACAATCTCGCCTCATTCAAGGTATGAGTAAAGAGAGAATACACTTTTTACCAAAGTGGATTCCCTTAAACGAAGCAATTATGCGATTGTGTGGCATTTACAGTATAGCACAGATCAAGAACAAAGAAAAGAAATTTTTCATTGGCTCTTGACATTTTCTTCAAGCTGTGATATGGGCCTGCTTTCTCAGGTCATCATAGACCATCTTCATTCCGTCCTCAAAGTACACTACTATACTCATATACCCGAACGGACGAAAATATATGGATGACCGCGACAACCTTGGATAAATCGACTTGAAATTTTCATACAAGCTCTCCCAACTAATCTTGCTCATGATTTCCTCCATTTTTCGCTCGTGGCCAAAAACCCACTTTTTTTTCGCTATTACTATATACTTTTAAACTTTCTATCATAATAGTTTAAGAAAAAAAGTGGGAAAGTGGGCTTTGAGCCCGAAAACCCGCATAAATACTGGGTTTTTGCTGACCAAATCGGGGTTTTAAAAGTGGGCAGAAAGTGGGCAAATGGCCACAAATTTGGCCAAAATCGTCCGAATCCTTCCCCAAAACTCCCCACATTTTTCAAAAAGCCCACATAAAAGTGGCCAAAGCCCATTTTTCAAAACCCAAAAGTGGGCGTGATTTTCACCCACTTTCAAGTCTTGTACGGACGATTTTCAATAATTTCTTCTCTGATAAGGTAAGTGCTTCCGGGCAATCGGTCGGTAAGAATACTGCTTAACGAAGGATTCTCTTCGGGATTTCCTCAAAGACATCCCATATCGAGCCGGGGAACTGAGACTCTTTTTTCTTTTGTTTTCGGATACTGATAAGCCAAATCCGAATGCCTCAGTCAGAGCATCTGCTATCTCTTTTAGTTTCACGGAAAATTCCTCAAAAGCCTTAACAAGAGCATCCATGGTCTTCTGCCAATCATTCATAATGTTACACCTCCCGGACATCATAAATCCGTTTTAGTGATACTTTTTGTATCTTACCGTCTTTCTGAACCATCGCATAATCACCACTCCAAAAACTTGTCCCTATCTGCAACAGTTCATAAATTTCCGTGTTTAATTTACATTTGGAGCAATCATCAACCACATCAAACATCTGTTGTGTCTCCACACAAGCCGAACAAGTGGCATAATCTGGTTTTACTTTACATATTTTCATAAGGCAGATCACCTCCAAATCCGTCCGGTTCGTTTGTCCTTGATGACGATCCGCTCTTCGATGTGGAAGTCGGACAGCTCGCACAGCGTAAAAATGGTGTCTAAAAGTTTATGGAACCGGTCCTCTTCCTGCTCGATGTTTCTCAGTGCTTCATAGGCAGTCGGATCGGAATACCCTTCAGCGTTTTTTCGACAATCGTTTTTAATACCCATCTCGTCCTCCCCACCGGAATGAATCATCCATATAGGTTGCAGACGAATGGACCGCCTTTAACACAATCAGTCCGATCAGACTCACAAGTCCAACGACACACGCAATAATTCCCATTACACATTTCATGTTGCTTCACCCTCACTTTCAACTAATTTTACACCGCCATATTCCCACAAATCCTCTTTCAGCTTATCCATGTCCAGCTCACCATTTTGCCAGCGTTCGTAATATTCCAGAACCAGCTCGGTAAACTTTGGAATGCGCTTTGCGTAGGATTTCGTCCAATAATGGTCCATCAGCACTTCCAGCGGCAGAGTCAGGAGCAGAACCATTGCGGTATTTACGGCATCATCCATGGCTTCCTGCTTGATTCGTTCCAGCTCTTTCCCCACCTGTTCACGGACGGCCGCATCGAGCTGCGCTTTCGTGAGATTGTATGTAGCGGTCTTTGCTTTCTGCTCTAATTTTTGAGCACGTCTCCTCTCGGCTCGTCCCATCATCCTCATCCCCTTCATAAATCCAGTTCGTTTTCGCAAAGAACAGCGGTACTCCCATAATCAGGGAAAATAAAAAGAACGTTGCATCCCATTCAATCGGGACTGACAACGCTCCAATCAAGACAATCAGGATAGCATAGATTTTATTTTTTATCAGTTTTCGGCTCCACATAGTTACTCTCCCTTACTCTGGTCTTTGGCAAGAATTTTTGCCTCTTCCAATTTTGTGTATCCTTTGGCTGAGGCACAATGTTCGATGCATTTGCAGATTCTGGAAATCAGAGCATACAAACAAATATATGCCAGCAAAATACAAATCAAGGTTTGAATAAAAATCATATGTTTATCTCCTTTCCATCAGCATAAAATTTAACTTTTTCTCCAATAATAATCTCCGAATACGGCAGTGTCTCAATCCATTTGCAGAATTCCACCCACTCGTCGAGCTTGTGGCTCTTTCGCATAGGATAAATACCGGCCAGTACTTCATAGTTCAGCATGATCGTCCGTTTCTGGTTATAGGAAGAGGGTAGAAGCTGGATCATCTGCCACCAGTATTTCTTGTCTTTGGTTTCGATGTATTTTTCTCTATAAATATTCAGAGCGTTAATTACGGTATAAAGAATGTCAAGAGGTGTACTTCGACATTCGTCTCCTGCCGCAATATCCCAGATTTCGCCAAAAGAATCAATCAAATGTTCACAACTGAAATCCTCCGGTGCAAACTCCTTTTCTGCGATCTTATGCATGGTGGAACAAGAATTTGCAACAGTACCAACTTTGTAAGTATCGAACTCCTTCCACCAATAAAGCGGAGCAGTAATATCTGCATAGACTGCAATCATCCTCCGATACTTTGCGTGAGTTGGCCCGCCGGCTGCAAGTCGCATCATCAAATCGTGATCTGTCTTACCAAGCTGCCAGGAATGATCGTATGTATGCTCACAGGAATCGTAATTGGCACAGTTCTCACACCCAATGCCACTCTCCCCACCTTTGCAGATTCCGCTATCGGCTCTCTCCCAACTGTTCATAGGATTCCGCATTCCACGAATAGCGTGTCCCCAACCCATAACTTCTACGTTTTCAATTTTAATCATTATTGCATTCTCCTCTCGAAATAGTCCAATTCTTCTTTGAATAATCTGAAGAACTCGTAATAATCATCAATGGTTCTATCTTTCTGCGAGCAAGTGTTTGTCCTTCCGAGATGTTTATACCAGTTTACCATCATGCCGCTTTCCAAATGGATAATATAATACTCGTCTGAGTTGGAAAACCAAGCAAACTCATCACAAACGACGATTCCATAGCAGAACGCATCCATAAGTCTATCGTAGCCGATGGTTTCTTTTACAATCTCGCATAGCTTATCTCTATCGATATGATACTGCGGTAAAGGACTTAAACAATTTTCATTCATAATTTTTCTCCTTTTCTAACATTCGAAAAATTCTATGAAGGTTCTTTTTTCTGGTTCGTTTCTTTTTGGCATGTAAAACCAAGTGACGTACTCGATTGTCTGGACAAAGTTTTAACGACAAATCAAATATTCCAGAAAGGATTAAGAATGCTTCTTCGCTTATTTTTGTTACCATTTCAAACGATGCAGATGTTTCCATTTCTGTTAATTTGGGCAGATCACAAGAAACTGGAACATTTGCCAATGTCTCTATATGAATATCACTCGTTTCACAGAGTTTTTGAATTTCATTGCCAACATGGATATACACCACTCCAGGCACTATGGAATCGTTCATTATTTTTCTCCTTTTTAACTCCCAAATTTCAAGCCTAACCCCGAATATAATTGGGAATAGAGCTGTTTTTCTATTTCGTCTTTATAAACCTGAGTTGGCGTACCATTTATCATGATTGTCACGGTTTCTCGTAATAAAGGTGCTGCTAAGTTTTCAGAACTTGGATCTGCCGCATTTGCTAAAACTTGCGGTTCAGTCATATATGCTAATGCTTCCATTCGCTTGTTTTTACACTTCTCGACAAACGGGCAATTTTTACATTCTTCTGAAAGTTTTGATAATCCCATTATTGGCAATTTCTCCTTTCTCGCTCCAGCTTCACGTCGATAGCTTTCTGCAAATCTTCAGGCTTAATATCAAAAATGGACTCCAGGAAGTTCAGACAAATATAAGCATCTGCCATCTCTTCCAAGAGTCCAATTCTGTCTCCGTAGCCACGAACCTGTTTACTGATCTGCTGCTGAAGCTCTGCAAATTCCTCCATCGCCACCGTACATTTTGTTTTCCATGGGTATTTCTGAAGGCTTCTCCGAATAATCCGCTTCCTCTCTTTTTCGGAAAGTTGGATATTACTTTTTAATCCTTGGATAAATCTATTCCGATTCATGCTGTTCTTCCTCCATACAGTCTTTGCAACTGTTATCCGCAGCTCCGAAGCAACCGTGACAGTCTTTTTTCTGCTCCTTTTTCAGATTCTCCAGAAGCTCATGATACATCTTTCGGCGCATCTCATACTCGCAGGAAGCAATCTCAATAAAGTCCTTTTCGCCTTCTTTGAAATAACGGTTAATCTCTACACGTTCGCCATCTGGCTTAATCACATAGAGAATCCCAACCGTATCAAAGTCACCATTTTTTCGATCGGTAAGAAACTCCTCGCAATACACACGGAACGGTTTGCTCTCCGGAAAATACGGCATGGTAATCGGGAATTTTTCTTCCATTACTCGATCTATCAAGCCGCTGTGGTAGGATACATCTGGATTATCCAAGTTCACACCACAGAAACGGTTGACATCTCTGTACTTAACAGAGCCGTCAGCATATACATACTTAAAGAGAGAACTCATCCGCCGGCACTGGTAATTCGCAATCTCTCCACGAAGACCACTTCGATCAGAAATATCGCTCCAGGCATCTTCTGTGTCTTCGATAGAAGTGAGCGGCTTTCCTTCAATCAATCGGTTTAAGATAAACTTTGTCATGCTGATGCTAAATCCGCTGTGACCATCTTCACAAAGACTCCGGAATGCCTTTAATGCACTTTCGTAGCAAGCACATCCGTAATCCCATTCTCCTGGTTTCCGATCAGGTGCTTCGTGTTTGCAGGCAATTTCTACTTCTCTTTCCGCCCACAATTCCATACTGGATTTCTCATGTGAATCGGGCTCTTTGATTTCAGATTCCTTTTCCCAATAGGAGTCATAGTCACCCTTTATAAAATTCCTGGCATGAGCTATATCGGATGTATGTTTGCATTCCACACCCGGGCAAGTATCCCCGCAACTTTTACCATCACAAAGATAAAGAACATCAGCTACTCCGTTTTCCAGAGGCCAGATATTCCGATCATCTATGTACTCATTGGCAAATATCTTTCTGGTATCAGAGCCAAAGTTTTCGATGATTTCCGGAAGATTCTCATTGACTGCGTCAAATATCAGTTCTTTTTCTTTACACCATTCAATGGCTTTCTGAAGCATGTCATCCACACGGCAAGTCCAAAGAATCAGTTTATCTCCGTTCTTCTGTCGATCACGAAGATAGTCTATCAACTCTTTATTTGCTTCGCCGGTTTCCGGCCATTTATTCTCACATAAAGTTCCATCAAAATCTACTGCAATAATTTTAGCTGATTTAAGATTCATACTCTTTTTCTCCTTCTTAATCTTCTAAATTTGTCTATACTCTTTATCATGCCAGTATTTTTGTTAATGATGCGGTAATAAAATTCAGTCTCTTCAACCAGCATCCAGTCTTTACAATTCAGATAATGAGCAGACAAACATTCTTTTTGCTCTCTGGTTAATTTTTTCGGTTGCTTCATGTGGTTTTCTCCTTAATAAAACTAGTCTTCTTTGATTTGGGAAATACCAACTTTTGATAAAGTGCTTTGGCCTCTTCTCCCTGATAGGCATTGATGATTTCGACTTTGCCTTTCTCCTGCTTTCCGACAATCAAGACACCAACATCTTTTCCGTGGGAAAAATCCCAACTCACAATTACGCTATCTGTTGATTTCATTTTTTTTCTCCTTACACAACAAAAGAGCCCCATATTGGGACCCCCTTGTGAAAAATCATTTTGCTCGCTTATAAAATCTCGACTGACTGAATTTCCAATGCTGTAAATTCAACCGGGTTTTCATATTTATACCCATCGGACTTTCGAATGAGATTCTCTAAAATCAAAGCTTCCACTTCTTCCGGAGCATTATCCTCTGCAAAGATATAGTCGGATACATACCCCTCGAAGATTTCGCCATCTTTATCAGTTAGTCTTACATTTTTACCTTCAAACTGTCTCAGATTCATATTATTGGTTCTCCTTTCTTGGGTACACATGACTTCCCGTTTTGGAATATGTAATGATTCCTTTATTTGTCCTCGTCTCTAATCCTTCGGAATCTACATGTGTACCGATGATATCATCTGCATCAAATTTTTCCTTGTTGGTCCATCGGCCATTCTTATCCATAATAGGAGTTCCCTTTCCGCCATATTCATCTACAAGTTTTTGAGCGAATTCAACATCACCATCCAAATAGCTTCTGCCAGAAATATGCCCGTCTTTGGTATGGCGTTTCTGCTTTTCTGGATTTATTTGTTTGCTTACTTCTCCGGAATCGATGGCCTCTTGTACCAGTTTATCATTCTTTTTCGATTTATCAATAGGATACGGTGGCCCGTTCTTAACACCCCATTTCATTCCTTTGACGCCATGGTGTTGAAGCATGAATAAATCCTGCTCTAAAGTCGTTTTCATTTTAGCTAATATGTCTTCCACACATTTCCTCGTATCCGGATGGAGCTTTATATAGCTTTTACGTTTTTCATACCAGGAAAATATCTCCAGTAGATTTCCCTCAGACCAACTGAAGGACCACCAATCGCAAATCATCTCAAGAATATAGCAATAGGGCATCTCCAAAACGATTTCTCCTTCTTCCGGATCATCGTTAATCAGTACCCAGTGCTGCCAATGATGTGGGTTTCGATGGATATGCAACAGCCATGCCTTTCTGAAATCTTCTACAACGGCATAAGATCGATTTCCTCCATAAAAGTAAGCGTCATACGCCTCATACTCATCAGGTTCCATTTTGGATTGGTCGTGTGCAAATATAATGTTATGTTCCGCGCCACTTCCCTCCGTGATCTCGGGAAGGTTTTTCTGTAACCACCGGAACCCCTCTTCAACATTAGACTTGTGCTTTTCCAAATATTGATTATATTGGTAGCTCATTTTTTCTTTTCCTCCCACATCACAGGCTTGTGAGAATTGAGATTATACCCATAGTCCAGACACGCATTACACGGATCGAACTTTTCCCCCAATTCTTTATGTTTACAGGTTTTGCAATACTTTTTAAAATCTACTTCCAAATATTCTTCGTTCATAATCTTTTCACCTACCTAAGCTGCTTTTTTCGATGGAGTATTCTCAGACCATTTCACAAACTTCGTCTCATTGAAATCCTTCTTATCCTTCAAAGACCTGCTAATCCCCAAATCAATCCCACTTCGAGATTTCATATGATAGTAATACAGATCCTTGAATGGCGTATTTAGCCTGTCTATTCGGCCCGCAGATTGCTTCATGATTTTATAGGAATAGTTCTGAGAGTAGAATATAATGGTATCTGTCTTGATACAGTTCCAGCCTTCAGCTCCAGCATTGTATTGGACAAGATATACCCAGCTCTTTGACTCTGGAATCGGCTGATGTTTATGGCCATTCCACTCCGCAATTTCAAAAACCCCGTCATCCTCATAAATCTGAAACAATCCTTTTAAAAGCTCCAGCTCATAATCGAAGTTGTAAAATATAATGGCTCTCGGATGCTTCTCTACAATCTCCATCAAGGCAATCTGCCGTGACTCGTCCGTATTTACAATTTTTCGCCATATATAGCAAAGACCAGCAGCATTTGTAATCGGCTCGTTTTTAAATGGGTCCCATCTTGTTCGTCCAGCGTCTCTGTATTTTCCCACATCATATTTGACAAACACATCTTCGTGATGAGAAATTGTCTGACGCTTGAAATCCATATTCACCAAGATTCGGTTCCTGAGTCGAATCAATCTCCCGGTATTCAAATATCGGTCAATTTTGGGATACTTACTAAATCGACTATAAACCACATGTTCTCGGATGAATTCCGTCCGATTTTTGTAAAACCCATTTGCAATGAATACCGGAATATAATCCTGCCAGGTATCTCCCGGAGTTGCGGATAACAGAATCCATTGGTTTGATTTGGCGATTTTCAGGAATGCCTTCACCCAAGCTCCGGAACCGATTACTCTTTGCTCGTCAAATATAAAGAAAGCATCCTTCACCTCTGCATACTTCTTGATATTATTCCAGGAATCTACGACAACCTGATTTGAATATAGATTGACATCCTCATGAACCGAAAGAAGGAAGGGCGAAAGATCACCCTCCCATTCCATCGTATCCCGCTTTCTGGCCGTTGTAATGATATATAAGTCCTTTGGCGGATCGTCCATCGCAACATAGTCCTTCAGTCCCGTCAGACAATCCGGATCTCCTCCGTTCTGGAGATAGTAATAAGCCAACGCTGTTCTGGACTTTCCGCTTCCAACGCCGCCGCACAGAATACAGCCATTTCTCATTTTTTCAACGGCTTCTATCTGGTAGTCATATAATTTAACGGCCATTCCGTCGCTCCTCAAGAACCATCGCTATGCTGTTTTTCAGGTTTGCCATGTCCGAATACATCTCATTTTCATTTTTCGTGCAGTCATCTTCTATGGGAGCCATATTCAGCAGATTATCTAATTCTTTTTCTAAGGCTTCTAACCGTTCGTCCACACTTATCCCCCCTTCTCATACTATGAATCCATCTTCAACCTCAGCCCGATATTCCAGAATACCATGCTCTTCCAAGTTTGCTTTCGGTCCATATCCCAACAACATCACAGCAATCTGTTCATCGGTCTTTCCTTTTTCGTCGCGATAATACGACCATAAAACTTCTTGGACCGATTTTGTGACGCAAATTTTTCGGCAGTCGAAACAGGTTTTATCCGTTATCCCCACCAGGATTTTTCGAGCCACATTTTCATATAATTCGGTCAAATCACAATAACAGTCTTCTTTCCTTAATTGTACAGACTTTACCATACTACCCGTCCTTTCATATGTTATGAAACAATCTTCTCATAGCCCACACATCCGAAAAATACATTACAGTGAACCAATAGTTCTCTCCGTTATCGTCCGTAGACATTGGTTCTGTCAGAGAATTACCAACCTTGATGTATGCGGCCACTCCAAGAAGAGAAAGCTGAATGTAACACATCAAAGCGACGATTTCGTCAATATCCTGAGCCGCAACCAGAACGTGATTCTGGAAGTTCAGATTTACCTTTTCCAATTGCTTTCTTGCCTCATTAACTGCTGCAATAAGAGTTGCCCCGGCCCCACAGCAGGGATCATTGATCGTGATATAACCTTTTTCCTTCACAATGGTTGCTACATCTTCTTCCGTTATTTTTGCCATCAGCTCACAGATATGATAGGGAGTAAAGAATTGGCTGGTCGATTTGCTACCCAGATTTAATTCCATAAAAACACTGCCTAAGAAGTCCTGCTCTGGATTATCTTCCAAAGCCATAACGACATAGGCAGCTAATTCTGGGAATAATTTTTGTTCCTGCTTATTGTATTTTTTGATAATTTTTAAATATCGTTTTTCCCGTTCTTCATAGTGGGATTTATCCACTGGATTTGACAAAGAACAGGCAAACATTATGATAAAATCCTGCCATACATCCCACGGTCTGTGCCGGTAAGTCAACTGATGAAAAGCTTTTAGAAACTCTTTCCGGACATTCTCATTTTTCGGCAGTTTATCCGGCTTTGGTATGTCCATTTTCTTAGGCTGTGGCGGAATGCTTAATTCTTGTTTTTCGCTGTTTACTTTGGGTTTAGGAACAGAAGCATTGATTTTCGGTTTCGCTGTGGTTCGCTTCTTTTTCCGATTCCAAAATGCCATACTTTTTCTCCTTTCGCAGAAATATAGGGCTGTTTCCTCTAGCCTTAGGACATTTACCTTGCTGGCAATATCAGGCACCCTATCTGTCGATCATCAGCGGAACGGAATCTCTTCAGGTCCTTCTTCCTCTGCATACTTTTCAGCAAACTCGTCCTCTTCGATGGTGACATACATTGTCTTCAGATAAGCCTTAATACCGGTTTTACCGTTTACTTCCCAGGAATACGGTCGAATCGTCAAATCAACATTGCGAATCTCCGCATAGTCCAAGGTAGAAATGGATTCATCATCAAGTGGTGTCTTATTTCTTCTTGTGATCATAACCACTTTTGGCGGAATATTCTCAAAGCTGACTGCCACCTGAATATAGTGTCTCGGCTCTTCATCCTCGTCTCTCGGAGCTAGAACTCTTACGTTCCATCCATCATTAGAGAGTTTCTCCGCCTGCTCTGGATCTTCGATAATCACACAGAAGTTCTTGTTACCGGCCCTGTTATATTTGGACTCTTCTCCTCTGAAATTCCGAAAAATGATATGAGCGTTTTCGATAATAATATTGGGTACATTTTTGTAAGCCATGATATACTTCTCCTTTTCTTTAATTGAATGGTAATTCTTCATCAGCGTCTTCGGGAATGTTCATAAAATCCTCCAACCTTGGTTTGGGAATATAAGGATCATCTGACACAAACCACTCGAAGTCGCCATATTTAGATATAGTTTCAACCGCATCATCTACGAGCTTGTCATAATAGGAACGATCAATAGAATCCTCTTTGGAGAGTTCTTTCACCATCTCAGATTCCAGCCAACGATATCCTTTTGAGCCAGTAGCAGCATAATACCGTCCGTCTTTTTCACGCATGAGCAGACCTCCGCCGGCCCCTGGTTTGATCGGACAGAACTGTCCAACTCGTCCAATGAAAATATAATTGTGGCCTTCCGCAATTTTGGGATTCAGCGACTGACAAGTCTTCTCAAATGTCGTATCGGAAAGCAACCCTTTGCGGTAATCGCTCTCTGCTTTTGAAAATTCTTTTTCGTATTCAGACACATCAGGAAGCCCCTCATTCATGTCCAAATATAAAGCGCTGCTTACCGACTTTGTTTCGCACATATCTTCAAATACGATCTCTTCACCGCTGAAAAGCTTCTTGAAGACATAAGGAATCTGGAACTGAGTTCCAGTGGCTGTCCACTTCCCGTCTTTATACTTGGCAATATAGACAGCGTCATTTACCAGGCACATCCGGTCGTATGTAGCCTCGTGCTCAAAGGTGTAGCCATACCGTTTCCCATAATCCATAACAAACTGGATAATTTCCGGTGTTGCGTCTGGAATCTTGATAGAGTCCGTTTTAATGTGAGCAACAGTAAAGCCCCGTTCCTGTACCTCATGCTTGAGGTTAATCATGAACAGAGCTCCTCGTTTGGCTACAATATTATCTTTGTTTCTCGGATCACGGAACGGATTCTCGAAGTTGGCAGAAGTCAGGCCATATACCGAATTGATTGCCGTCTTCAACGCATTTGCCAAATCCTTCGCCGTCATCTCGCCATCAATAACTTTCTGGATATACGGCGTCAGCTTTCCGTCCAACATGTGGTTGACTTCGTCCCAGGCTTCGTGTTTGATGCTGACTCGTCCTTCTACAATATCACGGAAGGCTCTCGTAAATTTCACACCAAACAGAACTTCTGCGATTGCGCTGTGTGGATGCATAGAGGAAATATCCAGCAATGCCACATTTCCATACATGCCGGGTTCTGCATAGACATAACCACCTTCTCCAACCTCTTCTCCTCGATATGTCGATTTTCCATTCTCATATTTGTATCCGGGAAAATATGGCAAGAGGCTTCCTTCCTCGCCATGCGTTTGTGCCATCATTTCAGGACACGCTTCGGCCAGGAAAGATTCGGTTTCTTCATCAAGGTAATGTACCGGCTCTGCCAGATTTCGGTAATTGAACTGGTCCTGTGGTTTCCGCTCGTTTCCAAATATAATCTTCTGGGTAAGTGTATTGGTCGTATCGTTCACTGTCATACCAGCCAAATCCGCCAGAATCTGTCGAGCCGTCCAGTCAGCTTTCAGATAGTGGAATGCTGCTTCAGTTGCAATTACATCGTTATCACAATATTCGGCAACCTTAGTCCACATTTCCTCTGGAACTGGTTGATCCCACGGAAGACCAAGCTCCTGATGATGGATTCCCATCTCAATTTCCAACTTCTTCAAGCTCTTTTTATTTCCGGCAGATGCAAAGTCATACACATCCGTATAGGAAACGTTGTAGGCTTCTCCAAAGAAGCAATTAGGACTTCCGCTGATAATCTTTTGCGAGAGATTATAGAGTTGCTCGTTCGTATAACCCATGAGTCTCGCATACAGGATATGGTTATCGTATCGCCGGCAGTTGAATCCAACCAGACGAAATCGCATCAATTCCTCAATCTCGGTCGGCGTCGGGTTAATCATACGAACAACTGGTTTTCCCTCGCCCTCAATTTTCCAGTTTACAAGGAACAGGTTCGGAAATACCTCAATGTCGTAAAAGACCAGTTTTGCTTCTTCGTTTCTCCCCGCTGTGGAAGGGTCTGCCGATTTAAACTGCATCTTATTCACCAGCTTGATACAGTATTCGGCCTGATGCGTACTATTTGCGGCAAATGCCAAAACTGCGTTCCGCATATCCGTCACGTCGTAACTTAAATCACTGGCATATGCATCCTCCAGTATTTTGTAGATAAAATCGATACTAGGCTTAGTACCCGGATGAATTTCTTTATTCAGATTTCGTTTAATCAGTGTTCTAAGCCCTTTCTCGCTTTTAATCGCTTCAAAATTTACCATTTTGTCTTCTCCTTTCGTCGGTAAACCAGAGCTAATCGTTGCGATAGGCAAATCATTACACTTCGTAAGTTTTCTTCGTAATGAGCTTTTACCTGTGAACACTTTCACTTCGATGTGGTCGTCATAAATACGACTCAGTTTTTTTACATCTCCTGTGTAAATATAATGAAGATGAACCCCCTTTCCGCTTTTACTTAGCTCTGCATAAGTCGCCGGCCACTTGCTCGCTTCTTCTACATTCCGTTCGAAAGATTTGTTCCCATCCTTATCCGGAATATCAAAGTCGATTACTATGTGGTTTTCTGGGACTTTAACATAATGGATTTTAGAAGTGTCCAAATCAGACAGCTTCGTTTTTACCTTGTCCCATTTCATGGAAGGCGTCTCCTTATCGGTCGCATACTGCGCCGGACAATCGGAGCACACCTGATCGAAAATAGATTTGGTCGCATTAAACTGCAATAATGACGGTTTTTCTTCGGGCTTTTCCACAATGGTTTCCTCTTCAAATTTTTCAGTCCGGAATCCGATATAATAGCTTCGCACTCTCGAACCGTCCTCCATGTTGAATCGCTCTTTATAATCGTGGAAATAATTCTTCAATTCTTCCTTAAAAACTCTCTGAGAAAATGGATAGCCCACTTTTGCTTCATCACAGTAGGTCTTATACATCTCCCAGGCAGCCTTCAAGGTTGTACCGTTTTCCCGTTTGAACACGTGGTAGGAATCAATGATGAAGTTATAGAAATCATTGGATGCTCCCAGCATCGCAATGGGAATATAATCGTCATATAAACCAGGATTGTTCAAATAGACTTCCTGGCAATGATATGCAATCGCTCCCAATTCGAATTCAATCTGTTTCATGGTTGCCTTATATTCCTTCGGACTCAGCTTGTTCCCTGAAGGAGACACATCAATCAGTCGTCGAATTAAACCAGACTTTGCATCCGTAATTTTCACCGGTTTGTTAGTACCCATGAACAGAAAGCATTTGAACCGATTGGAATAGGTTGATTTAAACTTCTCATTCACAGTCATCAGCTCATGAGATACCAAACTGTTTAACCTGGTATTATCTTCGATCCTCGACAGATCTCCATCATGCTGAATCGCCACAAGAGGATTGCTCTTGAACGCCTCCAGTGCAAATGAATTGCTGGATGAGCCAAGGGCTTTTGCATCAAAGACCGAATAATATCCTTCAAAGAGCTGCTGAATGATATTGAGGACTGTGGATTTACCCGTTCCAGCAGCTCCATACAGGACCATAAATTTTTGCAGTTTTTTTGATTCTCCGCAGACAATAGAACCGATTGCCCATTCTATCTTTTGTCTTTCTGTTTCCGAGTATAGAGTAGACATCAATTTGTCATAAGCAGACAAATCGCCAGCTTCAAGCGGATATTTCAGCTTTTTACTGGCGTAATCTTTTTTATCGGTCTTTGTGTTGGAAAATATCAATTTGTCATCCAGCATGTGGAAAGAATCCCGCATTTGTTTCTGACAATATTTGTGCCAGGAATCAATCATTCCGGATTCTGCATCCCACATGTGAAGAACTTTAATCTCAGAGTCAAAGCGCTGGCGGCTTTCTTCTGCGTATCTATCCAGTTCACGGTCAATGAGTTGCAAAGCATCTTGTTCGTCCGTAGACCATAAACCTCGTTCCTCAATCCAGATAGCGTAGAAGTCACCACCTCGAATCATCAGATCGGAGCTTTTCTTAATAATGAACTTCGGATAGATTTCAATTACACCACGCTTTGTACTACGTGTGGAAATCATCAAAAAGTCGATCATCTCATTTTTTACTCTCCTTTATCGCGCTTCAATTCCTCTATTGTCAATTCCAGTTTCTCAATCCTCTTTTTCTGCTCCACACGATCCAGCTCCAGGAGAACCAGATTAACCGTCATGATAAGAGCAAGCGCACTTAATTTCCGGTTATAGCGGGCCTGTTTATTCAGAGCTTTCCGAATGGACCGGATTGCCGTCTCCGAATTGCTGAGACTTCCAAAAATATAATTCATAACCTCACACATCTTACTTTTTTCCTCCCTTCATTCCATTCAGAAAACTGGTAATCGTTTCGAATCTCCAATCTTTCTGACTATGATAAGTGAATATAAATTCCTGACCGTTTTTCTGGCGGATACGGATGCTGTTCCTTCCATTTGGAAACCATACATCAATCCGATCCCCTGAATAATCAGGAAAATAGTTTTCAAACCACTTCATTACTTCGCTGTGGCCCATAGCAATCTCTCCTTCTAAGCATTTTCGTCCAAGTACCAGCACATCTGATACCAGATTTCAACAGACCTTAAATCGTATCGGCTGTGATTTACGGTAAACAACCCGCCGTCACCATTGCGGCTATACTTCCGATCCAGAAACCTCTGGACAATGTCCTCGACATAATCCCGGTCAAACTTGGAATCGTTCATTGAGCCCAAACCAAGATTGACAATCATGTTCCAGAACCACTGTCCAGTTCGGTTTCCAACGTCCGGATCATCCATAATATGCTCTTCACACCGAATCGCAAGCGCAATCATCATTTCCAGCACACTGCACATCCGGTTATCTAAATAGGTGGAGATCATGGAGCTGCTGTATCCGTTTTCGTAACCAAACCGATACCTTAAATCCACTCCATCCTCCGCTCGGTTTCCATCCATTGGAATACTGTAAGTAAATTCAATTCGATGCAACTCTTTTAAAAGCTTCCGATACGACAATTTCTTTGAATATCTTCCATCAAATACAAGCTGATACATCCAGTTAAAATATGCATCATTAAGCTCGTTCTTTGTCATTATTCCTCCACTCGATGCGGCCTTGTCTTTGCGACATCCGAGTAGTTTCTCTGGTCAAGCAGGATTTCATAATCGCACTTTAACCGATCGTTTCGGACAAATACGGAGTCATCCTCATATTCACCAAAATGGTTCAGGGACTCCTCACCGACAATTTCATCCACATCGTCTACCTCTTCATCATTTTCATCAGCCAGAACTTTGTCCGTATAGTAAGTGAGGCTGATCTTTTCATATTCTTCAAATTCGCCGAATTCCTCTGGCGAAATGACATAAGGTTTTTCCACAAATGCCTCTCCTTTCTTTTCCTCGACACTCCTGGAATAATCCGTATAGCCCTCTTTCTGGATGATAGATGCGTACTTTTTGAAGTCCACATTACTCTCGTCCTTCTGAGTTCTGTCTTCTGCTACTTTAAGTCCATCGCAAAAGCCTTCTACGAAACTCTTTCCGGCTTTTTCTATACTCTCTCTTGTGGCATAAGCCGCTTTCACAGAATCAATTTCTTCCTGAGCAATCAGCTCATATTTCCGTTTCAACAGTTGCCATGTACATACTGAGCCAATCCCTGCCCCAGCAATAAAAGCAAGGAAAGCTATTCCTTTACTGCTCATCCTCTTCCTCCTCGTTTCTAATTGTCATCGCGGTTATTGCTAAACCGCCAAAAAGAAAAGAGACACTCAACAGAATGCCTCCCATAATATGTCTTTTTCTCTTAGTATCCAGAACATAGTCCAGTACCGATATTACATTCTCCAAGCCATCCATATCAATGCTCCCTTCCTGTTGACAGAATTGCGATTCCACCAACAAAGCAGATACCAGACATTGCCGCCAATGCATAAGATACAAACGCTAAAAGATTACGCATAATGATTCTCCTTCCTATTCATACTTTGAAAAATAATGGTTCCCAACCTGGAACATCGGAACGCCGTATGCACTGTATTCTCCCGCTGTGAAAAATACGACATCATAGTTGGTTCTCGATTCCAGTTCCTCGTAGACGAGTTTACAAATATCCTCTCTGACTTCACATCTGTCCACTCGTCCGTTCCACATGGATGAAAATTGATTTGGCTGATAAATCACCTCATATACGGTATCCGGGAAATATTCTGAATCTACCCGATTAAGTACCGTATCAATCACAAGGCGTTTTCCTTCTTCACATTCGCCTTCGGCTTCCGCCATTGTGACAAGGGCTATCAGTTCTACATCTTCCCTGGACATTTCGGGTATTGCTTCTGTTATTGATTCCTCCGTTTCCTCGACTGCAAGTGGAATAGATTCCTCTTGCGAAACCGTAATAACCGGCTCAGTTTTTTCGACAACGATTGCTTTGGATATTGTAGCAACATCTTCACCCTCTGAGTGAAACTCAGATATAAAGAAGGAAGAAGCTATTACGATACCGCACAATATCGGAACCGTTATTACTTTGATTAACCTGCGCATAAATTCCTCCCAAATAAAAACTATCCCTAAGAATTGCAGTAACTCCTAGGGACAGTTATAAATTTTTCCTCACATCAAATCCCAGATGTTTCCATCGACATTAAAATCCAGAAGGATTGCCTGATCAAACCCATTGACATAATCCGAATAACTCAGATTATCGGAATACAGGCCGAAGTCAATGTAATTATCGCCTTTGGGATTTTCCGGATCATAAACCCAACCAACAATCTGGCCAGCTTTTGTTCTCGGAAGTCCGAGCATTTCATAAACCTCATTCAGAAATACACGCTTCTTCGCTTTCAGCAGGTCATTCGCATAGCGCTCCTGGGCTTTGATGAACATCAGATTGTATTCATTATTACTTTCCCAGTGAGGATTCAGAATAGAATTCCCGTCTTCATCTTGCGTGTACTTTTTAAAGAATCTGGCATAACCGCTGATATCCGCCGGACTTACCACAAAACCGTTTTTCTTAACTTTCTTCTCTTTTCCGGTCTCCTCGTCAATTACCGTTTCGTCAAACTTTTTGGCTTTGAGATTGTATTTCAGTTCACGATCAACCTCTTCGCCAAACCGTTCGATAACACGACTGCGATACTCTTTGAATCCTTTATCAATAGCCGCGTAAGCTGCTCCCAGAGCCACATTTCTCTTACGAAGAATGTTGTTGGATGCCAGAATACTAGTAATCGACAATGCTCCGAGTACAACGGAAGGACCATACAGTTTGGCGAATTTTACTCCGGTCTGGACATAAACAATCGCCAAATCCTTTTTGGCATCCTCACTGGAATACTGCTCCTTCACGGATTCGTTTTCCTCGCATTTATGAATTGCTTCGACATCTTCCTTCGTCTTATCCAGAATTTCTCCAACCTTTGTCGTTGCTTTACAAGCCATTACTGCGCTCGTAACCACGCCAATAACGCCGGCTACGACGAGAATCTCCGGACTATGCTTCTTTAACTGGAAACTGGTCTTGCTAAGAAAACCATTCATGCTCTTTACAATCTCTGTTTTTTTCATGGTTATTTATTCTCCTCTTCTACTTTTTCTGTTTTCTTTAAATGATTGATCAGATGCTGCGTGTACCAAAGGATTTTCTCCAAATCCTGGATTCCATTTTTCTTCTTCCAACGGCAGGCATATTTGATAATATTTGCGGTATCGGTAGCCTCGATTCCCTTTAAATCAAAGGTAAAGGCTTCGATCACATCAATGACTTCCATACCTGTTTCGGAAATATAATGATCTGGATGAGATACCATCCTGTCTTCTGATTCATACATCTCGAATTCCTCCTTTACAACGGCATCGGTTTAGGCAGTTTCAAAATATAACCATCCCTTACCCGAACTGCTCTGCATCCTCCAATATCTGTCCAGCCGTATTTATTGGCAGCATAGTTGTCATTGGATACGTTTGCCAAATCATAAAGATCCGCGACACTGACTACCTCATACTGTGCGATAATCTCGTTCATGGCATCCAATACTGACTCAGCATCCCCGCGAGTTTCAAATAAGAGTTCATCATATTCGTAGCTCGTCCGGCTCTTCGGTGCCGTATAATCTTTCTTTCCGCTATCGTAATACTTCTGATAGGATACCTTGGACGCTGTCGAATTCTTTTTCGACTTTCCGGCCTCTCCATAAAGAATCATATCAATACCATTGGTTACTATATCGGAAATTGCCTTTTTAATCGCCGGAACGAGAACGTCCATGACAATATAAGATTTCACATTATTGACATCTTCAGAAATGAATACGTCCGCAAACTTCTGCATCTCTGATTTTTTCTTCGGCTTTACCGTTCCAGAAATCACCTTTTCTACACGCTTTTCTGGAACGAGATCTTTCTGCTCCTCCTTTGATTTGTGGGAATTCGGCTTATATTCCTCCATTAAGTTGTCTCCTTTCCACTCACTAAACTAATCTTTCCAGGCAATATAATCTTTGTACCCGGAAGTCGATTATTCTTCTTTTTAAATTGATAGGTAAGATTTGACCTTGCCTTCTTTTCAGAGACCGCCCGTGTAGAAGCGGTCCAACGATTCGCAACACAATTGTTAAATTCCATCACTGGTCCGTCATACAAATATAAATTCATCAATGTCACCTCCGGATAAAAGAAAAAAGGGAAAGCACCTTGTTACAGGTACTCTCCCTCGTGTTGAAACACATTTTTCTCTTTAAGCTTCTTCGGAATCCTCTTTCTCGTTTTCCACGATCGGCTCTTCAGAATCATCCCACTCGGCGTCGATAATCTGCTGCTCTTTCTGGGCTTTGATCTTGGCAATCATCGGCTTACCCACATACTTGTAGATTACAACACCTGCAAGTACGGCCAAACCGATACCAGCCGCAACCTTAAACCCTTTTCCAGAACTCGCCTTAACGACCTCCTCGGTAGTTGCCTCCATAACCTCTTCGTTGTTCATGATTTCGTTGGTTTCCATGTTTATTCTCCTTTCAATTTTTGAAAATGTGTGGTTCTTCTTTCATTAAAGCCACTGTATTTTTCGCGCGTTTATAACAGATTCCGGTAATCATATCGTGGAGCTACACTATAATCAATTACCAGACACGGGGTTCCATCACTGGCTAACTGAGAGCTGAATGATAAATCAATATATCCACTATCGACATTCCATCCAAGCTCATCCCCAAGTTTGACACTATCCAGGCCGATTTCGTAGTAGAAGTCATTCAGAGATACATACATATCATCCAGCATCTGCCGATTCAGTTCGCACTCTGCTTTTTTGATCTTCTCAATATCACTTTTGAAATATCTTCCGGAAATTGCATCATAGCAGAGCGTATTCCCCTTTTCTGTAATGATTACCTCTCTTGTTACCACCGGATTCTTCTCAACCTTATCCTTAGCCACGGCATCTTTCACGGCCTCATTTTTCTTCTCCCCAAACATCTCAATGACTTTTCCCTGATAATCTTTGAGTGCGGATTCGGATAAGGTATATGCTGTTGCAAGTGCGGCATTTCTCCGAGCATTCACTGAGCTGGCTCCGATCAGGCAGGCAACAGAGAGTGTCCCTGTAATCGCTGCCGGAATATAACACGACCATGTTGTTTTCACCATATCCATCGCTTCAAGCTTTTCGGCTCCGATTTCCTCTTTTCTCTCTTCAATGAGAATCAGTGCCTTAGGCGTTGCTCGTACAGCCATAACGGTTGTCGTGATCATACCCGTAATACCAATTCCAGTAAGAATCTCTGGACTATGCTTTTTAATCGCTGTTTTCAGTGACAGAAAGCTCTTGGCTATTTCTTTTTTCATTACTTCCTTCCTCCAATTCCTAAAGCCATTTTGGATAACTCAAGAACCATGTGAAACGCCTCATCTTCGGTAAAGCCGGCTTCTACAAAGCGATTCCTCAGGTTCTTCATCTCAGAAGCAGCTTTAGCAAACATCTCTTTCTCTTCCAGATCTTTAACCTTACGCTTTAAGTCCTTTATCTCATTTTCCTTCTCCCGAATTCTATCAGTTAAAAATTCTTTGTTGTTGGACCCCCAAGGATAACGGTCGGAACTACGGGGCACAGGGCCCCTGGATTCCTGCTTAACCAACCAGAATTCCGGACGAACTCCATAAGAGCCCGAAGCGACGTTGCAGTGCGCACTGCCACCGGCGTTCACAATAGCGAAATTAGCCGAAGAAAACTCCTCTTTTGTGGCATTTCTCAGCCATCCCCATGCAAGCTGATCCTCAAAACAAGCAATCCGATTCTTGCATTTCTTCATCAAAGGAAGCTGCTCATTGGTATCCGGTTCCAGATTCTTGTTGTCCCATTCGTCCTCATGGCCTACAATCTGACCAACAGTGGGTAGTGTAAGTCCGTAAATCTTGTCACGCAGTTCCTCCGGGAACGCCATATACAAAACCGTATCCATCCACTTTTTCAAATCGGACTTTTCAAAGCCGCCTTTGTTTGTGTTTCGGTTGTTCATAGGCCGACGAGTAACATAATCGTCAAATATAAACATGACACCCTCGTCCGTAACCTTGTGAGCTGTCACCGTAAACGCCCCAAGCTCTGCCAGAGGAATAACCATCTGATCTCCTACCTGGATATTTGCTGTGTCGATTTCCTGCTTTCTTAATACCTTCATGATGTTTCTCCTTTCGAAATATAATAAATTGTTGTGGTTATAAAATAAGACCGAGAAGTGTCTCGGCCGTATTTTCTGCTACTTGAAATATGTAATTGTTTGTTGGCTCATCCGATATATGAAGGAATAGCTCCATTTTCAATATGAAGCCTTCTATCACCAAATCAGCTTCTGTCATCGGATGATCCATAATGGCCAGTAGAATCTCATCGACCGCCCACCTCTCATACGAACGTTCCATGATAGCCGATTTGGGCCAATGAGAACCAGACGCAAAGAGATTCTCATTTGCATATCTCATTATTTTTTGAATAACCTCATCGTTGTTATTTATCATCACTTGCTCCAAACCAAAAAGAAAGAGCCCTTGTTAGGACTCCTCTTCGTTTTCATCGTCTCTTTTGGCAAGTGCCTCATTAACCTTTTCTTCGATTTTTTCATCCATTTTCTTTTCATTTACCCAATCGGTAAGGATACTTACTCCAAATCCGATCACCGTAACTGCAATACCAATGGCCTTGATAAAATTTTTGTTCTTCATAAAGCATTAGCCTCCTTTTCATAATACAGCCTGTAATTTTTGCGAATCATTCAAATTTGTTGACCGCTATTGTGTCGATAATGATGCACTCTAGGCCATCTTCTAACGTTGATTTATAATTATCAAAATCCAACCAATAGCAATCCATTTCTTCCACCATATAGGTAATATCCCAACCGATATCATCGCCTCCGTCTATGCCTTCAACTCCAAGGAATGATAGATATTCGTTTAACGAGCAGTCGCCCCTGATAGCAAGATTCCGGTTTACGTGATATTGTGCGTTTAGCACCGCCGCCATTGTGGTTCTAAAATACTTCTTTGAGGAAAGATCATAGAAAAGTAGCCGCTCGCTCTCCGCGTCCATATCCATGTTATAGACTTGATAGCCCCAATCGTATGTAGACACCATTGCATCTTTCGCCATTTCCGCATGGATTTTGTCATCGGCGTCTTCCCCATAAACAATCTTGGCTGATTTCCGATATTGCTTATAGGATTCGTTAAGCATGGCATATGCGCTCATCAAAGAAGCCTGTTTCTTTTGATTTAGTGCATTTGCTCCAAAGATGCAGACAATGGTTGAAATTCCAAGTAACGTAGAAGGAATATAAGACGGTCCAGCCACTCGGATAATTTCCACTTTGGTTAGATTTTCACCCTTCTCCGCCTCCGCTTCTTTCAGCAGTTTTATTGCTTTGGGAGTTGCTCGAACGGCAGTAATGGTCGTTACGATAACTCCAACAGAAGCTACTACTGTTAAAATTGTTGGAGATGAGCGATACAATTGGCGTCCAACTCTTTTTGGGATTTTAACTTTTTGCATGATGTTCTCCTTTCGTTTTTAAATCGGTACTACTACTGATGGATTAAGGATAACGATAGAGTCACAGTCCCAACCATATAAACCAAAGTACATATCGTCAGCCTTTTTGTCTTTATATTCGCTTCCATACCAACATAATTCGATTGCGTCATAGCCTTGTCTTACACATTCTTCAAAGTCGATTACCTTATTCCAGAAAATAGAACAGTTACTCCCGATGGTTGGTAAACAGTCTAAATCTTTCATACAATGAATAATGGCAACTTTTGAATTATCACATAACTGAAATTTAAAAGAATTATTCTCATCGCATTCTCTAAACTCCTCCCGTTCGCACCAGTCCTTCCATCCAAAAGTCGCATCCTGGCGAGACGCCCATAGTCCACCAAAAGGCTTGCTCCAATTTCTATGATTGCTTATCGGGAAGTTTCTCGACGGTTCAAAAAATGTAGAACCGTAATGAACGTATATAGGTTTTTGCATGGCGTTCTCCTTTCGTTTTATTCTATTCCATGGCATATAATAGGTCTTGAATGTTTTCGCCGACTATCTTAGCGGCAGTAAATATAGAACTGTTCTGTTGCTGTCTCTTATACACATCTCCGAGCCCACGAGACCGATCAGTAT